GCATATTTCATCTTTTTATGCACCTTATAACGCAATATTGAATTTGTACCATCTTTTTTTGTCCTATTGCTTAATATATGACTTCCATCTTTTTTCAATAATTGCGCCGCTGTTATAAATTCGCCCTTAGCGGGCGCGGCTTTCTTTTTGGCTTCTCTCTCAGCCTTTTTCTTAGCCTTTTCTGATGCTAATGCCGCTTTTTTGGCTTCTCTCACAGCCTTTTTCTTAGCCTTTTCTGCTGCTAATGCCGCTTTTTTGGCTTCTCTCTCAGCCTTTTTATCAGCATTTTTCTTAGCCTTTTCTAGTGCTAACGTTTGCTTTTTTACTTCTTTTTTTAGATTTTTTTCTATATTTTTTAAATAATTATTATTATTATTATTATTAATAACTAGTTCTTTAATTTGATTTTGTTGCGTTTCACCAACTTCAAGTTCTTCATCAGTATCAGATACAGCAGCCGACTTCATTTGCTTAGGTCTTCCACGTCGTTTCTTTTTCTCAACAAATTCACTTTTTGGTATAACCAATCCCAAACGTTCTGCTTCTGCTACTCCATCTTCTTTTTTAATTTTTTTTTGTTTCCAAACTTGAATAATAGGTATTGGTGCTTTACCATCTGGCGAACGCCATTTTTCTTTAAGAGCCAGTCGTTCATCAACATGGCCGTGTGGTAACTTACCAGTGTTATTATTCTCAATAGATTCCAAACATTTAGTACATAACCTATCGTTATCTTGTTTTCTTGTACATTGTGTATATAATCCTAGATTATAACGTAAAGCATAGCAACAAGACACATTCACTATACCTGTCCATGGCATTGGAATCTTACTCTTCTTTAATTTCTTTTCAGCAACTTTTTTAGGTGCTTTAACAATTCGTTGAACAACCTTCTCAGTAACTGGTTTGACAACAGGCTTGACAACAGCCATGGCAACCGGTTCAGCAACTTGTTCAACTTTTTCAGCAACACAACATTCCATTGCTCTCAAGAAATCGATTTCACTCATTCCGGATGTATTGTATAAAACATTGAATGCTTTATAGAATGATTTTGCTTCTGCGGTATTCATAGTAATTAGTTGTTTTTGTTTGTTTGTTTGGTTTATTTGTATTTGATTCATAAAATAATAATCTACCTCTAAAAATATTTTTGACATTCAATTTTTTGTAATATCTAACTCAAAAATATTTTTGAAAGTCAACTTTTTACACCTTTGAACATTTCGCCGGCCCAAGATAGATATTATAATAATTTTATTTCATTATCAATATCTTTAAAATTAACATTTAGTTTATAATATTTTGGATATATTCCTTTTTTATATTTAATGTAATTTGTTATAATCATTATAGCATATAGTTCTTTCTTCATTTGAATTGCTTCTTCTTTTGTATCAGCAAATCTATTAATTTTAATACCAGATATCTTCATGCAAACATGATATTTAAATTTTTGGACATTTGTTTTTTTACTACGACAACCCCATTTAATATACCTAATATGACTAACATTTTGTTTTCTATCTTTTCTATTCCAACAACCATCAATCATAGCTCTTTGTGTATTAATATGATAATTAACCCATTCTAAATTTCCTATATAGTTATTCTGTTTATTATTATCTTTGTGGTCTATTATCATATCACTTGTATCATATTTTACTTTCAAATGATATTGAATAACTAACGAATGAATTTGTTTTCTGTAGTATTTTCTTTTTTTACTTCGTAATCCAACACTTAAATGGTCGTGTTTTTTACTACTATTATTTTTTCTTAATTGTTTTTCCCTTTTTACTGTATTTGGATGACCATTTGAGGACAAAAATGACTTTACATTTCCAAAATTAGAAACAAAATAACCCGGAAAATCTGGAAGAATTTCCTCCCAATGTTCATTATCAGTATTCACTTTATTTAATATAACTGCCCTTACTTTCTTATAATTTTCTGGATTTTTGTGTGCGTGTTTGGCGTTTCCACTTCTATTAACCCATTCTAAATTAGTATATAATGGATTTGCTCTATTTCCATCTTTATGATTTACAATATTATATAATTCGGGATTTGGATTATTCACAAAACCTTCAGCAACTAAAATATGAACCCTTTTTTTATGATTTTTTTTAGTAGTTCTTTTATATAATGTTGCAACTAAATATCCACTTTCATTAACATATGATTTAAGAAGTTTATTTGATAATTTAGACCAAATATCACCTTTATTATTAATATAATAATCCTCAAAACCTTCTATATTTTTCCAATCATTTTCATTATAATTTTCAGGCAAATGTTTATCATTATTTTTATAAATATTTGCCTTTCTGATACAAGATATACATTCATTACAACCACCACTTAATAGAATATTTTCTTTGATTTCTCTTTTAGCATTTCTAAAATGATTTGATGCTAAAATTTCAAATAAACAATTATGTTTTTTACAAGTAAGTTTTATTTTGTTTTTCATACCAGTATAAAGACATAATTCATAACAAAATCGTTCTTTGTATGATGGATTAATACTCCATATCTTATCTAAAAATTCTTCGTTTGTTAGTTTTTTCATGTTTAATAGTTTAATTTATATAATATAATTATCAAATTTATATTTAAATGAAAATTATATTATATTATAATGCCTACACATAAAAGTATTGATTATAAATTATTAGATGAAATACCAATACATATTTATATAAAATCTAATAAAAGGAGCATATGATAGAAGTGAAAAATATGTAAAACGACCATCAACCATAAAACGAAAACCTAAAAAATATTTGGATTAGGTCGGTGTTTTAAATGTTCAAAGGTGTAAAAAAATCAAGGTATTGTGAATTAAAAAATATAAGACCATCTTACTATTATTCCCTCCATTAAAATTATTTACAAATTCTCATATATATATGATTGTATTCGCTGTGTGAAACTAATCATTCCTCTCAATACTGGTCGTGTCATTTCTAATTGTAAATTAACACTTTCACCATTAGATTCCCTTTCGGCCACATCTAATAATGTTTCTTCTTGAGATTCCATAATACTTCCAGCACTTCTATGAATTATTTCCATAATATTCCTAGGTGTGAATACTTCATTAAATTTTGCTCTTGCAGACTTAATTTTCACGTTAGGTGCTATCTGCTGTCTACACATAGGACATTTGGTGTTTCTTTGAGCATTTGTCAAAATACAGGTCCCACAAAAGGTATGACCACACGCGGTAACAAACTTATTCTTATCACCTATTGGCTCCATACATATTGGGCAATCGCAACTCTCCTCTTTTTTCATTGAATCAGATCTCATGTAAAACGATAATAAATCATTTTCTCTTATATCTTCTTTTTTAATGAATTCATCAATCTTTTTCTTTTTGTTTGCCATATAACGTTCGTGGGTTCTAGCATTATGACCTTTTTGTTTACAAATACGGCACGGCATATTTAGTTTTTTGTGTGTTTGTTGTTATTGTTATTCTTGTTATTCTTGTTATTTTGTGTTTAATACTCGATATTAAAAAATATTTTTCACTTTCAATTTTTTAAAAAATATTTTTCAAGGTTATTTTTTATTTCTAGTTCGTCGTCTCTTTTTTTTCTTCGTCTTCTTTTTTTTCTTAGTTTTATTTTTTTTAGATTTACGACCATAACGCCTATGTCTATCTATTCTTATTGATTCTATAGTAGTAATAACACCAATCATCGAATGAATCAAATCAGATATTTCTTGTGAAGTAAGATCTAAAATATTACTAATAGACAAATTACTTGTATCGGCCACAGCATATATTCTATCTAATAACTGTTGTAAAGATAAGTCTATTGGCATTCTTCGAATCGCGCGTTGTCCACCTCTTCTTATTATAATAAACTCATTTACACGATTATTAATATCATATTTAAATTCAATCATATCTCTATGTTCACCAAAAATTAACCGTATTCCAGAACCACCATTATATACATGAATATGTATATCTTTTATATTAACATCTCTTAATTTTTGTGGTATAGGAATATTAATTATACCAGAACGAAGGGCTCCCTGGCGAAGTAATAATCTATTATTATCAAAAAGATTAAAAAAATCATCTCTACTAAGAGCATTCCTAAATTGTATATTGTTTAATAAATCATCGCATACTTGACGAATGGTTGGTCTCTGCTGTCTAGGCCTTAATCTACGCGTATTATTATTTCTACGCGTATTATTATTTCTACGCGTATTATTATTTCTTCTTGTATATGTTCTTCTTGTACTCATTTACAATATATTTATATTATAAATTTTCTTTATTGATTATCCAATTTTCCAATGGTTCACCTAATTGGTAACTAATTCTACAAATCATTCCAAATGTTTCATTAGAATATTTTTTCCTGTATTTCATTTGGCGCCTTACATATTCATAAAAACAACGATTTTCTTTTTCTCTATGCTCAATTTTATTTTTATAATAATTTTGATACTGTTCGATAAGTGATATGGTTGACATGATAATTATTACTATGATAATAATATTTATTATTTTTATTATCAATTTTTTTATTAAATAATTATATAAAATGATTGAAAATATAAGATATAAAACCCTTTTTTTAATTGGTATTATAATAACCAGTTTCTTTATTCATAAATACGCATTCATTGATAAAAAATTAACGTGTAATAACTATATTTTAAATACATATTTATATATTATTTTATCAGTATTGTTAATGGTAGTATTTGTATCATTAATGGAAGAAAAAATGTTACATTTAATACCATATTTAAATATTAGAAAAATACCATTTTGGATTTTCTTAACAACAGGTATATTTGTTCTAGTTAGTACAATGAATATAGATCCTAATAATATTATTTTAAAACATTTAGGATGGTTAGGTATTGTTGCTTTTTTATCTTTTGGTATGTTACCAATTTATTTAATTTCAAAAAGTACGGGTATTTTTCATTCAACATTGTTTGCTACTTTTGGTATGTTGGCTATATTAACAGCCATCGCATTTTACAAGCCTGAATTAGTTTCTTTAACATGGGGAAATGGATTGATAGTTTTATTAGTTGCTGCTATATTACTACGATTAGGTTTAATATTTTTAGCAGAACCTGGGGTTCAAACCAGCAATTATCAAATGATTTTATCTCACGCAATAGTAATTTTATTTGGTTTTTTTATTTTATACGATACAAAAAAATTACAAGTTAATGCTAAAACGTGTAAAATACCTGATTATATAAATGAATCTATAGGATTATTTTTAGATATAATTAATGTTTTTGCCAATTTAGTTCGTGGTAGAATTCGTTCTTAAATACTTATAAAGTATTTTAAATTTAATATCAGTTTAAAATTAAATTAAATATATATTTCTTTAAATATATATCTAATGTGTGGTATTTTCGGAATTTATAATAAAAATTCGACTAATAATATCAAAAAAATAATAAAATATTTAAAAAGACTACAACATAGAGGAAAAGATGGATATGGTATTGTAACATATAATGATGAAAATTTCTACGAAAATAAATATAAAGGTACTATTAATTTAAATAATAATTTATTTGATTTTACTAGAAATATAAAAATAGGAATTGCTCATACAAGATACACTACTTCAACAAAATATATAAATGGTAATAAAACTGCTATACAGCCATTAAAAGAAAACTTAAATAATTTTTTAACTTATTTAGTTCATAATGGTAATATTATAAATATAAAAACACATGACACATATTACTTACTTAATTTAATAAAAACCCAGAAAGGTACTATGGATGAAAAACTAAAATATATTGTTAATAATGTTCCTGCTGCTTTTTGTTTAATGTTAATTCATAATGATTCTTTGTATATTGTTCGAGATAGATTTGGTATAAGACCATTGTGTTTTGGAGAAGATAAAAAAAGTTGGTTTATATCTTCAGAAAGTTGTGCTCTGCCAAAAAATACATATACAAGAGATGTAAAGCCTGGTGAAATAATCAAAATATCTAATAATATTTTTTCCACAATATATCAACATCCTAATCCTAAGATGTCATTGTGTAGTTTTGAATTATATTATTTCTTAAACGATAATAGTTTTGTTGATGGTTATTATGTAAAAAATATCAGAAAATATCTTGGTAAATTACTTGCAGAAAAAGAAAAAATTACAGCAAAAAACTATATTGTTGTGGGTATACCACAAACAGGAATTTATTATGGTAAAGAATATGCAAAACAATTACATTTAGACTATAAACAATATATTTATAAAGATACAAGTATAGGAAGAACTTTTATATTACCAAATCAAGAAACTAGAATCAATGAATGTAAGAAAAAATTTATTTATAATTGCGAAAAATTAAAAAACAAAAATATTATTATTGTAGATGATTCAATAGTAAGAGGTAATGTAATAAAAAGTATTATATACAATTTAAAACAGTGTGGTGTCAACGAAATACATGTAAGAATTCCTTCTCCACCAGTAATAGATATATGCGAATTAGGTATTGCTATTAGAGAAAAAAAAGAATTATTAGCATATAATAATTCTATTAAAAATATGGAAAAAGAATTGGAAATAAACAGTCTAGAGTATTTATATTTAAATGAAATTGATTTTTTTCCAAAAAATACATACAATCAATGCTTCTCTGGTAAAATTACAAATGAAATAAAGAAATGGAAACCTATTCAACTTTCATTATAATTTTAGAGAAAAACTTACTCAATCCCATTACAGTTATTAATATAACAATATGTGGTATGTAATAGTGAAAGAAATTATCGTCTCTTATTTCACTCAAATGATAATCTAATATAAGTAATAAAAATGCTCCCCACAAAAATGGCCACATTAAATTTTTAAAATAAGTTAATTTCCTTGAAAATATAAAAGGTATTAAAAAAGATAATACAATTAAAGCCTTCGTTATTAATAATGAAATAAAAGAATAAAATGGATTAATTGAATCATCACCTACCTTTTCCGCTTTTTTTGAAATATATAAACCATATGCTTCTGAAAACCCGTCAGAAATGGCTAAAGAAACAATTGATATTATAATATATAAAGGATTTGTAAATGTTTGAGAAATACCTGCTATCAATCCTGTAGTTGTTATAACGCCACTATTCAAACCAAAAAACAATCCTTGTCTTACTGCTTCTGGTATTTTCATAATTTTATTAATAATATTACTCATTAATAAATAGTGATATTATTTTTTAACTTTTACTGGCCAATTATAAATATTTGTATAATCATAATCGTTTTTATTGTCAAGATAAATCTTACTAGGTTCTATTTTTTTTCGCCATCTTATTTGATATGTAAACACATCTAAAAATGGTTCATCTACCAATGATATAGGAACTGTATTATCTATATAGTTATTAAATACGGGATTATATTGAAAATAATAAGGTTTTTCCATATATTTTAAAATGCTAATTTGGGTTTAAACTATTTAAAAAAATTGAATTTTAAAAATTACTTTCATAAAAAATAAACACACAATGGAATCCAAACAAATACAAAAACCGACTAGCGCGTTTCAGTATTACCTTAAAAACTGGAAAAATTTATCAGATAAAGAAAAATCCCAATTTGAATTAATGGCTCAAAGAGATAAAGCAAGATATGATAATGAAATTAAAATTAAGGAACAACAAGAAGAATCAGAAGTAATAAAACAGCAAATTTATTTAACTGCTTATACTGGTGGTTATAGTTCAAGTGGATTAGATAATGGTTCAAAATCATATGAAACAGTAGGTCCAGTAGTTAAAATAATAGAATATAGTAATGAAGAACAAAAAAAATGGGGTGTAAAAGTAAAGGCATTCGAATATAGAGATAAAAAATATAACATTAAATATACATTACATCATAATCAAAAATATCATATACGGACACAATGGGGTAATGAAAATAAACAAGGCGATAATGTATATACATATGGAACTACGTATAATTTTAAAAAAGATAATCCATATAATCCTATAAAAAAATTTACCGTTTGTAATAAAAAACCTGAATATATAGGTTCTTATACTTTACACTATACATCATTTAATGATAAAACATGGACTACTTATCATTAAATAAAATTGAAATTAAAAAATATACTTTTTTAATCAAATAAACTATGTCTACAAATATGTCTAAAACAACAACTACAAAAGAAATACGTCCTAGATCTCCTATAAGAGATATTGATGAATCAAATTGGAACTATGGAAAAAGTATTTTAAAAGGTATGAAAATAGAAGATGTGATCGTTCATTCAAAAAAAAAATGGGTTGTTAAAAATAATCATACAGAAGTAGAAGGACTCCTTGTTTATATGCTTAAATATGAATACGATGAAAACGATAAAAAAAAACTTTACAAAATAATCGCTCTTATAAATGAAAAAAGAAAAACCAGATATCTTGCTGATAAATACACATTTAAATTGTGTGATTATATAAATAGAAAACCAAGTTCTGTTCTATCTAAAATAGAAACTACTATAGATGAAATATCCGAACAATAAATTATCTAAAAAAAGCAATTAAAATATAAATAAATAAGAAAAAAATAAAAGCAATTCCTAATACTTCGCCTGTGACTTTCACTTCCATTGGCATTAATTTAATTTCACGATTAGTTTTTGCTGTAAATAATGTATTATTTAAAACAATTATAATCAGAAAAATAAACGTAAGAAATGCCCAAATTAATTCTATTTCTTGCGCTTGTTTTTTTGCTTCATCCGCCTTTCCTTTTTCTTTTGCTTTCCCTAATAACTTATTAAAAAATTTTCTTGCTTCTTCTTTATCTTTATTATATTTTTTATAGTCAAAACGTTTTTTACCCATATATAAATAACAAACAATAAAAATTGAAAATATTATCAACATAATTTATATTAATAAACACAATGAACAACATGCAAAATAAAATGGAAATAGATTGTCAAGATATTATAAAATTTATTAATAATCATGAAAATAAACAAGGAATAGTTTCAATGTTTATGAAAGGACCACCAGAAAAACAAGGTTTTATGTGGTGTTCAACTAAAGGCGGTGTGAACGAATATTGGAATCAAGAAGAAGGAGAAGGATTAAAAACAGTACAAAAAATAGTTTTAGATAAAGGTTGGGAAAGTAGTGGTTACGCTATTATGATGAGAAAAATACAAAAAGAGATTGAAAAAAATGTTTTTAGAAATAGCCCTCCTTTATATGATGAAAATAAATATACAGAATATGATGACGACGAAGGAAAATATGAAGGTGATACTAGGGCAGGAAAATATAGTCGTTTTTATAAAGAAAGAAACATTGCTGAAAATTATGTTACTACACAAAGTTTTCAAGGAATGGATGATAATAACAAAAATGCTATGAAAGTTTTCATAAATAAAGGCAGCGAAGCGTGTGTAAAACATATGTTTGAAAAAGCAGGTAATGATTATGGAAGAATGAGATCAATGTATGGTTAATTATAATAAATAAATTAAGTTAATAAAATAAAATTTTTTTGATATTAATATTTATAATGTCAAATACAGAAAAAAAAGATGAAATTATTAAATTTATGTATTTCAGTGAAACTGGTGAATGTGGAAACAATGCTGATATACATGAAAAATATTGTAGTGAAATGGTTGAAAAAGGTTATCGTTTAAATAGAATTACCCCTTTAGGAAATCTAGATGATAGAAGAGACAGTTATGAAGGAACTATTATTTATCACTGGCGTAAACTAAAACGCGGTTTTAGAAGCGAAGAATAAATTTAAAAATAAAAATTGAAACATATTTTTATTTTTTTTTTATAATTATTCACACAACATGCAAACACAAATGAAAAACACAATATATATTTTAACTCTAGGTGTAATAACACAAATAATATTTTGGTCTTTTGTTTCTTCGTTGGTAGGAGCAGAAACAATACGCGGACTAAAAAGTGAAATAAGAAATTTAAAAAATGAAGGTATTCCTTGTAAAGAAGGAACAAATAAAACAAATTGTATATGTCCAAATACTGAATGCTTAAAATTTATTGAAAAAACAGGTGATTGTCATCCAATAGATTGTATGAAATGGGATAAATATAATTCAAAATGTAAGCCAGCAGGTAAAGATTTTACGGCTCCTCTTATATTACAATCTATTCCTCTAACAGGAATATTTGGTTCAGGATTTGGTAATATGGGTAGATGGGATATATTTGGAATTTATATGGGAACTGTATTTGGAGGATGCTTTTTAGCTTGTGTTGCTACTTGTTTACAGTTATGTTCTCAAACCGAAGCAGATTTTGAAAACAAATCAGCAGGAAAATGTATGCATAGTTGTATAAGTTGCTTATTGTCAGTAGCAGTATTAATATTATGGATTTATGGAATTATAGTTATCGCAAATAAAGAAATAAAAGCCCCGTATAAAGATTGGGAAGGTAATGATATAATGTGTAAATTAGTGGGATAAATATTAATAAAAATTGAAAACTATTTTAAAAAATTTTTTTATGATAATCTACAATGGAATACCAACAATACTACAAACAATTTCCTTTTGAACTGTCAACCTGGCAAAAAGAATCTATTACCAATTTAATAAATGGTAAGAATTCTATTGTCTCAGCGCCTACCGGCAGTGGTAAAACACTTCCTGCTGAATTTGGTATAAAATATTTTACAGATATGGGGAAAAAAGTAGTTTATACATCACCTATTAAAGCACTAAGCAATGAAAAATATAATGATTTTAGTAATAAATATCCTAATATAAGTTTTGGTTTGATTACTGGTGATAATAACATCAATAGTCATGCTGATGTTTTATTTATGACACAAGAAATATTCAGAAATACCCTGTTTAGAATGGAAAGTAAAAAAGATACAATTAAAAATATTAAACTAGATTTTGAGATGGACATAGAAAATGAATTAGGTTTATTGTGTATGGATGAAATACATTGGATAAATGATAAATTTAGAGGGACAGCATGGCAGGATAGTTTAATCAAACTACCAACGAGTGTAACACTATTAGGATTATCCGCAACAGTAGATAAACCAGAAAGATTTGCCAAAAAAATAGGAAATTTAACTAGAAAAGAAACACTCCTTTCTATACACACAAAAAGAATTGTTCCATTACAACATAATATATTCTTAACGTTTCCAAATAAATACTTAAAAAAATTAGATAAACCAATGATAAAAATAGTTGATAAATTTCATAATAAAGGTGTTATGATTAAGAGTGAAGGCACTAGTTTTGATGAAAATAATTTATCTGAAGCAAATAAGATTTTAAACTATCTTTATTTAAATAAAATTTTTGTAAATAAATATTTTGTATTAAATGAAATGGTAAAATATCTGGTAGAAAATGATAAATTACCAGCATTATGCTTTATATTTTCAAGGAAAAAATGTGATGAATACGCAACAAAAATACAAGTTCCACTTTTTGAAAAAGATAGTTCTATTCCACACAAAATAGCAAAAGAAGCCAAACAAATTCTAATTAATAAAGTGCCTAATTGGAAAGAATATGTTGAAATGGAAGAATATAAAACTATGATAAAATTACTTGAGAAAGGTATAGCAGTTCATCATGGAGGTATCATTCAAGTATTAAGAGAAATAGTAGAAATATTATTTGCCAAAAAATATATCAAATTATTGTTTTCAACTGAAACACTGGCAATTGGTATGAATATGCCAACAAGATCCACTATATTTACATCACTATCAAAATTTGATGGTAATGGTATGAGATTCTTAACTCCACCAGAATATACACAAGCAGCAGGTAGAGGTGGTAGAAGAGGAAAAGATACACACAGTGACGCATATCATTTAATTAATTTGTTTCATTGTGATAAAACAGGAATGAATGCTCAAGCATATTCGCAAATATTATCAGGTAAATCTCAAATAATAAATTATGATTACCCCATTGACTATGATATTATTTTAAGATTATATTCACAAAACAATACTGATATAGAATCATTTATTAAAAAGTCTTTTGTATGGGAAGAAATAGAAAAACATTGTGAATATCTAAAAAAAGAATATAATAATACAAAATTAGAAGATGAAAAAATTTACATTAATAATAAAATTCAACAACAATTAGAATATATACCAGGTGAAATAAAAAAACTAACAACAATATTACAACATAATAATTATATTGATAATGAAAATAAACTAACATTGAAAGGTAAATTAGCATCACAATTAAATGAAGTAAATAATTTAGTATTTGCAGAACTATTAATAGAAAATATTTTTGAAGACTTAGACGCTATCAATATAGTGATATTATTGAGTTGCTTTACACATGTTAAGTTGTTAGATGAAAATAGTATTCAATGTAAAGAAGAGATTGAACTACCTGGTGAACGATACCATAAAATAATAAGTAGATTAAGAAAAATAGAAGAAAAATTAAACAAGTATGAAGATATTGAGTTATTTGAAAGAACATTAAACAATAAAGAAAAATATTTCATCCATTATAATTTAGCCAACACCATTTATTATTGGTGTATTAGTGAAAATCCACAACAATGCTATGAGTGTTATGATTACATGAAAGATTATGGATTGTCTACTGGTGATTTTATAAAATCAATTATAAAAATATGTAACATATCAAAAGAATTAGAAAAAGTATGTGAAATAATGGAAAATATGGCCCTTTTAGAAAAATTAAAAAAAATACCTGAATTAATATTAAAATCAATCGCAACAAATCAAACGATTTATTCGTAAATATTTTATCTATCAAATTATATATAAGATGAGTAGCGCATTAATTCATTTACCAGTATTATTTGAAGTTAGTGGTAATACAATGGTTATAGGTGAAAAGCCATTAACAGAAACTAGTTATTATAATTATAGACACCAATTTACTTGTGGTGGTGGTACAGCATCTACAACAGCAACATTACTTAAAAATCAATTTAAATACATTGATGAAATTCAAAATTATACAGTAACAAGAAGTGGTGGTTCATTATTAGTTAATGGAAGTAATCAAGAACTTCAATTAGCTTTTAATGTTAAATATCGTTTTGACGTTGGTGATAGTTCTATGTCGGGACAAACACTAAAATTTTCAACAACTTCTAATGGAACACACGGGGCTGGTGTAACACAACAAGAATTTATTGTAAAAGTTGTTGATGATAGTGGAACTAAAAAATTTTCTATTGATGGTGTAAATTTAGCAGATATTAATGTAAGAAAAGCATCTACATACATATTTGACTTAAAAGACCCATCGTTATATGGATATACATTTACATTTAGTGCAACTAACAATGGAACGCACGCTAGTGGAACAGCATATACTACTGGTGTAACTGTTACAGGTGTTGCTGGAACAACTGGTGCTAAACTTACGTGGGTTGTTGATGCTGGAGCCGCTGCTAACTACTATTACTATGCTCCTGAAGTATCGGGTATGGGAGGTACTGTTAATGTATCAGGTAATACTACAGGAACAGAATATACAACGGGTATAACAGCAAATGGAACACCAGGAACAAGTGGTTCATTTATTGATATTATTATTCCAAATACAGTACAGACCCTTTTTTATTACAATGGTGAATCAATTGGTTCAGGTGATAACGGCGAAGGTAATAAAATAAGTATTGAAGCAAGTATTCCTTTATTTACATTAGGTGCTGCTTCTGATAAAGCCGCATTGGTAACTGGATTACATGGCGATTTATGTAATGATGGTACTGCCAATCTTAAACACGACGCTACACATAGTAAAGTGAAAAAGAAAAATAACGAAGATTATTCTGAAGCAATTACAGGAGCATCTGGACATACTTTAGGAGAAGTTTTGTTACGTTATACATCAACACATTTATCTGGTCATCCTCTAGGTCAAGCAATGATTAAAAATGATACTGTTTTTAAAAATCAAATTGATGGTCAAACTGCAAATGATTGTGATGTAGCAAACAGATTAATTAATAAATTATGTGATGGTTTGGTTGAATCAGGAACAGAAGGAAAAAGAAGTGAAATTTTACAATCTATGTTTGAACAAATGATAGCAGCGGACATTACAAGATTTTCAGGAGTAGATGATGTTACATCCCCAAAAAGCATTCCATTTGTAGCAGGTGATGTTCTTACATTATATGTTAAAATGAGATCTAAATTATTAAATGATGCTGTTTCAAACGCAGCATTCCAGGCAATATTAAATCAAATCTTTCCTGCGAGTATGTTTGTTTACATGAACGATAATGATGGTATTCTAGATGCTGGTATTTGGAGAATTGACCTAACTATTAGTTAATAAAATTGATATAAATTTAATTTAATATTTATAATTAAATTTATGAATGAATTTAATGAAACATCGATTTCTTATACTAAATCAAAAAAACAACCATATTTAAAAAAAAATGGTATTTATTTTACACCAAAAACACATAGAAAAATAACCATTAATGCAATAAAAAAATATATAAAAAATGGTGTTGATATATTAGAACCATCATGTGGTAGTGGTGAATTTATAAGAGATTTACAAGAATATAAAAATGTAAATATAACTGGTGTTGAATTAAATAAAGAATTATTTGATTTGTGTAAGACTTTAAAAAGTAATATTATTAATGAAGACTTTTTAAAACATAATTTATTTAATAAGCAGTTCGATATAATAATCGGAAATCCACCATATTTTGAATTAAAAAAAACAAGCGAATATTATAATTTATATAAACACTGGTTTGATGGTAGAACAAACATTTATTCGTTATTTATTTTACAATCTATACAATATTTGAAACCCAATGGCATTATTGCTTTTGTTATACCTCCATCATGGTTAAGTGGAAAATATTTTCAACTACTAAGAAATGAAATAAAAAAAAGTGGAAGCATAGCACATTTGGAAATGTTGCCAAACGGTAAATTTATGAAAACATCTCAAGAAGCACTGTTATTTGTATTTGAAAAATCTAAAAAAAATAATAATTATGAATTTATTTATAAAAATAATTTGTTTTATAGTATCCATAATAAGAAATTGTTAGAATTAACCCGGAACTGTAGTAATATATCAGATTTAAAAGGTAAGGTATTAACTGGTCCAGTTGTTTGGAATCAACATAAAGATAAGTTAGTAGATGAAAATGAAGGTGGTATTTTATTGGTATATACACAAAATATAGTTAAAAATGAATTTGTCATAAAAAATAATATGTCAAACAATAAAAAACAATATATAAAACACGATAAATATAAATCCTTTACAAAACCGTGTTTAATATTTAATAGAGGTTTTGGTAGTAAAGGAACAAAGTTTGAATTTAATTATATTATAATGAATCCAGATAATTATAAATTTACCTGTGAAAATCATACAAACGTAATTTATTTTCCAGATAAAACAAATGAAGAAGGTTTATCATTAATACAAAAAATTGTTGATAGTATTAAAGATAAAAGAACTGAAGAATGGTGTGAAAAATTCTTAGCAAATGGTGTTTTATCAAAAACAGAATTAGAAAATTATTTACCTATATTTATTTAAAATTGTATATTATTAATTGTTAATTGTTCCATTATTTCACTTTTTTTCATTTTACTTATTCCTTTAATACCATTTTCTTTTGCGATTGTTTTTAGTTTTTTCACTGTTGGACCTTTTGATTTTCTTGTTTTGCTTTTAGCAGGAGATGATCTTTTTCGCGTTCGTTTTGATTTTTTTTCTTTAATATTAAATTGCCATGATGGATTACACATTCCAGAAACATTTTGCCATCGTAATCGAATACTTAAATATTTTCCTGATTTTGTTGGAAACAATAAATTTTCAGGATCAACAACAACCTGTTTTGGATCTTTTATTAAATCATAATCATCTTTATCATATGTATCTGTTTTCCATGATAAAGTATCATTTTTATATTCACATAATAAATATATTTTATCTTTAGGTTTACCATTATGATCTGATGGTTTTTGTTTTTCTAACAATATGTCTTGAACTTGGTTAATTAAATCTAAATTAATAAAATTTGACTCTGCCATTAATTTTAAGTAATCACATATAGTTTTTGTAACTACTTTTTGACGTTGTTTGTAAGATTGTGATTTGCCATGTGGTGATCTCTCATAATTTTCTCTTAATGATTTTAATTGTCTATTAATAGGCGATGATTTAGTATAGCCTATTTTACTTTTAATTTTTTCCCAATCTTTTGCTGACCAAACGCTTTTACCAATTGCTTTAGAATATGTTTTTTTATGTGATTCATCTAATTTTATATCTACACCTATAACTTTATTTACTTCTGGCAAGCCTTTATCAAAATAATATTCATGATATGGATATGAAAAGAATGGTTTTGCTACATTTCCTACTTGATAAAATTGTGGTAGTTTACCAAGTGAACTTTGATGTTTATATTCTAAAGGTATGAAAGTACGTTTAGTATTATTTTTGTTGCTTATTCTAACAGCAAAATCGTAACTAAAACCACTACCACCACGCTGTCTAATGTGAAATTTACCATCTTCAGTTTCACCCGTTTCTTTTTTATACATATCCTGTAGTTGTTTTTTTATTTTTAAACTCTGTCTAAACCAATGTTTCCATCTACCACTATTATCTTTTTCTAAAAAATCATGATTTTCATCCATTCTAAATATAAACTCAATTAATGCTTCACGCATATCATTATTTTTTTTATTATTTGCCTTTTTTGCTTCTTTTTCTGGTCTTTTTTTGGCTAATTCTTCTTCAGCATGTAAATCTAAGTATTTTATATCTGTAATTTTTATTGGATTTTTATTTTTTTTCTTTCTTGTTTTTGGAGGTGTGATAGATAAACTACGCAATGACATTTTTGCTGTTTTTTTTGACATAATTAATATAAAATATCCATATATATTTTTTTTATATTTTCAATTTTATTTAAATAATTTATTAAAGACATTTAAATAAAAAATACAAATTTATGTAATGAATACTAACGAAGAAGTATCTAACGCAACTCCTATTGTTGTAGTGAAAAATGTTCCAATACAACCAGTTGAAGCCCGTGTTATAGAAATGCCGCATATGATGTTACCAGCAAATTTAAGTGAAAAATTATGTAATATTTATAATTTATCAAAAACTACAAGATTTTTGGCAGCCATTGATATATTTTTTGCGTTAATTTATTGTTTTTATAATTTCTTTTTTTTTATTGCTTTTATAGTAGCATTTTCTGGTTATTATGGTGCTAAGAAATATAACAGTACCTATTTGTTAATTTATGCAACTTATTTATTTTTAAATAATATTTCGCGTATAGGTGATATAGCCTATACAATTTATTACTATGATCAAAATAAAATTAATGATAGAAGTAATATAAATACAAGTATAGTATTAGCAAGTATATTTTGTTTATTCAATATATATATTGCCAGATTTGTATGTGTATTTTGGTCTAAAATAAAAAATATGACACCACACGAAAAAGATACCCTTATTCTTATAGAAAAAGAAAATAGAGTATCTCCAAATTACCTATGGAGAGTATAATTATTTTTCAGCAACACATACAAATGTTCTTGTATTGAATACCGTTTTAAGTAAACCAATAAAAGGAATAAAATAAAATTTATTATATTTTTTATAAATATATCCGTTGCACATATTGTGTAATACATATAGCATTCTCAAAAATAAAGTGATAGAATATCCAGAAAGCAAAATAAAATAATTTACATTTTTATAATTTATATTTGAAAATCCAGATTTATGAATATCATATAAATTAGCTTCAACACTTGACCAATTCCATGCCCATACAGATATATTATTTTCCACTATACTCTTATGTGTTTTACTATGAAAACACGGTGATTTTATATACATTTTACCTTTTGGTAATAATATATCATATACTTGTTTAAATAATGTTCTACGTTCAGCACTATATCCGTGTGATTCTATAAAAAAAACTTTATTTACTGTGGGTTTATTAAAATGTTTTTTTAAATTATCGTAACTATCAAAAATAATATTGACATTTTTATTATTTTTCCACTTATTTTTTACAAAATCCACCTGTTTTTTACAATTCGATATACCATAATATGTTATATTGCTATATTTATCAAATAAATAAGTACAGAAATCACCATTACCAAAGCCACAATCTAAAATAACATCCCCATCTTTTACATCCATAATTTTTGTTTCATAATAATATGTTTTATGAAAATATGTTGGTCTTACAATTAAAACATTATGAGATTGTTCTGAACAACAAAACTCATTAGAATTATAATCAACATTATCATAATAAATTCCCTCCAAATCTTTATTTTCTTGGTATAATTTATCCCATTTATACAATTCATTAAACGATATATCGATAGGAAAATCATATTTCCCTAAAGATAACATTGATTTATAAACACAAAACTTATAAAAAATATGTATTATTAAAATTATTAATAATACAAAAAAAATAAATATTATCATTAATATTACAATTATTTTTATTGAATAATTAAAACTTATTATGTTTTAAAATATAATATATATTATCTAAATGAATTTAAAGAAATATCCATAATATATATTAAGTTATGAGTGACAACACTGATAATACAAGTAATTGGTCCGAAGAGACCCAATATAGCGGCCGTGTAAAATGGTTCAATAACAAAGCCGGTTTCGGTTTTATTACTATTGTCGATGGCGACAAAGTAAATGAAGATGTATTTGCTCACCATAGTGGCGTAAACGTTACTGGTGAACTTTATAAATATTTGGTTCAAGGTGAATATGTTCATTTTCACCTTCGTGTTTCTGACAACAATGATCATCCTTATCAAGCCGGTGATGTAACTGGTTTGTATGGTGGTAAACTAATGTGTGAAACTCGTTTTGAAACTAAACAAAAATCAGTATCTGAAAATGCTGCTTCTGGTTCTTCCAAAAAAGAATGGAGTTCTCAAAGACGTTACCGTGGTGGTGGTCCACGCGATAGCAGACGTGGAGGAAACAACTGGCAAATGAAGAGACAAGAAGAAGAACAATAAATAATATATAATAAAATAAAAAATTTTATTATGTATTAATATATTCAAATACTTATGGATAATGGAGAGAATAATATAATTAAATTTTTATTTTTTCGATCAATAGGAGGCCTACATATACATTTTAGAAATAATTATGTTGTTTTGGCTAGACCAAATTACTACTTTGATATGTGTGATGATTAATACTATTCAATGAAACATATTCTAAATTATTAGTTTTTTTTTCTTTTACACAACATTCAAAACACTTTTTTAAAATTAACACAAATCCTATACTAGTAAATATATATCCGAAAAATACACATATAAATTCTATAGTATTTGTCTCATGAGACATATTATCTTGTGAATACTTCGTTACAAATATTTGATCCATTTTAACTTTTTATGTTAAAATAGATTTAAATCAATTTATTTACTTATTAGAGAATATAAAATATATATTTCTTGAAATATTTGCAACCACATTAATATCATAAAAAATACAGTTACATATAATACAAAATTTTTTATATGATTTTTCGTTTTAGTTAAACAATTTTCCATTACTAATTAAATGTTGTTTTTTTTATATTATTTTGTAAATCATATAAAAAAATAAAAACACATTAAATTAATGATTAACATCGGAATTATACGTTATCCCGGTTCTAATTGTGATATTGAAACTAAAAAATATTTTACATTTAATAATACCAATTGTTTTTACATATGGCATAAAGAAGATAATGTAAATATTTTAAATGACTTACATTTATTAGTATTACCTGGTGGTTTTGCTTTTGGTGATAGAATATATAATAAAGCCACTGATAAATATACTATTTCACCCGGAACAATGGCTTTAAATAGTCCAGTTGCTGAAATTATTAGAAAAGCAGCAGAAAAAAATATACCTATTCTTGGTATCTGTAATGGATTTCAAATTTTAACACAAATGAATTTACTTCCAGGTTATTTAAACTTTAATAAATGCAAACATTTCGTTTGTAAAAATGTTGAATGTTTTGTTCGTTATAATAATAAAAGCCATAAAACAAAATTATATATAGCAAATTCTTATGGAAAATATTTAAATGCTGACCCATTAACAGATGAATTTTCATATTTTTTAAAATATAAAGATGATCGTATTGCTGGTGTATGTAATTTAACAAAAAAAATTTTTGGAATGATGCCTCATCCTGAAAGAAACAATTATGATTTTAAACATTTATTATTTGAAATGTTATTTGATAATAATTTACCTATATATTTAAACTTTAAAACACAACTTTATTTTGATAAAGTGATCAAAGACTTAATGTTTAGTGAACATATATCCTATAAGACTACAAGAAAATATCTTAAAAATTTACATACTGAAGAACCATGGGTTGTTCAAGGACCGGGTGAAAATGCTGGAATTGTTGATATTGGCAAATCAGACGATGGAACAGAATATTGTATTGCTATTCGAATTGAAAGTCATAATCATCCAACATTTATAGATCCATTTGAAGGTGCTGCAACAGGCGTTGGTGGTATTTTAAGAGATATTTTTACTATGGGAGCACGTCCAATTGGTATAATGGATTTTTTAAGATTTGGTACTGATCAAAACAGTGCTGATTTGCTAGAAAAAGCCATTGACGGTATATCTTACTATGGAAATTGTGTTGGTGTTCCAAATATTGGTGGTAACCTAAAATTACACAGCAGTTTTAATTATAATCCACTTGTAAATGTTTGTGCTCTAGGTATTGTTAAAAAAAATAATATCATTTATGGTAACGCTTTAAAAGAAAATAGTTGTTTGGTTTATGTTGGTAGTAAAACAGGCAATGAAGGTATTAATGGCGCAGCAATGGCATCCAATAATTTTAATGATAATAAAATTACAGATGAATTAAAATCAAATGTACAAAAAAGTGACCCTTTTCTAGAAAAATTACTATTAGAGGCTTGTTGTGAAATAAGTGAACTTAAATTAGCAGAAGGGATGCAAGATATGGGAGCAGGTGGTTTACTATGTGCTACAATGGAAGTTATAAATAGAGGGAGAGAAAAAACCAGTAGTAATATGGGATGTATAATTGATTTAAATTTAGTTCCAAAAAAATATAAAATGGAATATAGTAATGTACTTATATCTGAATCTCAAGAAAGAATGTTAATTGTATGTACACCAAATAATTTAGAAAAAGTAGCAAGTATTTTCAGAAAATGGGATTTAGAATATGCAGTTATAGGAAAAACAACAATGGATGGTAAATATCATGTATACAATGATACAAAACAATTATATTCTGAATCTTTTAATAAATTTAAAGATGTAAATGACTACACAAATATACCTAATGATATTATATCATACAAAAATGAAACAACACCTATTAAAGTAAATATGGGACATCTATGGAAAAAATATGATTCAACTGTTGGAGGGAGAACCATCAAAGGTCCAGATCAACCCGGGCAATTTGCTATATTAGATATTTATGAAGTAAATAAACAATTGATTTTAACATGGGGTGAAAGTTTTGATGAAGCATATAAAATGATGAAAAAATTTGAAGGAGTAAAACCACTATGTATTGTAAATTGTTTAAATTTTGGAGATCCAAAATATAATTTAAAAGATTTCAAAAAAAATATTGACGATATGGCTAACAATTGTAATTTGTACAATGTTCCTGTTGTTGGTGGTAATGTAAGTTTATATAATACAACAGGTGGAGAATCAATATATCCTACACCTATTATTGTAATGATGGGTATTACAAATTAGTTTGTTCTAATGCTAGTGCTTTTTCTTCTACTTCTTTTTCAATGTTTTTATGATAATTTTGTAATGTATTTTTTATTACTATATTATCAACTGACAATATTCTCGCCGCTAATAATCCAGCGTTTTTTGAATTTCCTATTGATACAGTAGCAACGGGAACACCACGTGGCATTTGAACTATACTTAATAAACTATCTATTCCAGATAAAGTTTTTGATTTAACAGGTACACCTATAACTGGTAATGTAGTTAACGATGCTACCATTCCGGGTAAATGCGCTGCACCACCAGCACCTGCTATTATTACTTTTATACCATTATTATATGCTTTTGTTGCGTAATTATACATTCTCTTAGGAGTTCTATGAGCACTAACTATGGTCATTTCATATGAAATACCTAAAAAACTCAATATATCTGCTGCATCTTTCATGGTTGGTAAATCAGAATCTGAACCCATAATAATACCTACTTTTGGAATAACCACCGCGTTAAGTTTATTATAAAATTTCAATATGTTGTTATAACTTTTTTTTTTTATTTCATCTGGCAGTTCTGGTATCTTATCATTATATGGATCACATACACTTCTAACCCAATCTCTTACACAATCTTTATCTAATTTTTCTGGTTCTTCATTATTATTAAATGTTGTTTCATATGTTTCTTTTATCCAATATCTACTACTATCTGTTGTATGTATCTCATCTATTAAAATAATATTACCATTTTTGTCTTTACCAAATTCATATTTCGTATCAACTAAAATATATCCTGCTTTTTCTGCTACTTTTTGACCAAACATAAATAATTCCATCGCTTTTTCATAAATAAAATCACATTCTTTTTGTGTCAATATTCCTTCGCTAACAATTTCTTTTTTTGATATTAATTTATCTTCTTTTCCTTTTGTTGTTGGTGTTATAACTGGTGTTTTTAATTTTTCATTTTTTTTTAATTCGTTTGGAAATGTAATTCCGCAATATGTTCTAACACCTTTCTCATAATGTGTCCATAAACTTGTATTTGTTGAACCAGTTATATACCCTCTTACTACAAATTCTAACATAATTGGTTTGCATTTTTTTACCAATGATGTATTTTTATGGGTCATAATCATGTGATTATCTATAATATGTTTGGTTTTTTCAAACCACCATTTTGTTATTTTGTTTAACATTAATCCCTTATTTTTTATTATACCAATATGTCGGTCAAAACTACTTACCCGATCACTTGTCTCTATTAATACATGTCCTTCATCAATAACGTATAACTGTCTCACTTTTCCACTATAAATCAAATGTTTTTCCATTTTATAAATTGTTTTTAAACATTTAAATTATTTATAAAAATATTTAATAATATAAATTCATTGATATTATGAATAATATTTTAATATTAGGTAACGGGGGACGCGAAAAAGTGATTGCAGAAAAATTAAAGAACCACAATATTCATTTTTATTCAGAAAATCATTTTCAAAAAATTAGACAATTTTGCCTAGAAAAAAACATTGATTTAGTTATTCCTTCTTCTGAGGTATATCTATGTTCAGGCATTAAAGATGCTTTACAGAAAACATTAAAAAATGTAAAAGTTTATGGTCCAAATAAGTTTCAAGCAAAATTAGAAGGGTCAAAATATTTTTCTAAAAAAATAATGAACGAATTAAATCTACCTACTGCTGAATTTGCTTATTTTAAAACATTCAATGATGTATCTACATACATAGAAACATTCTACAAAAAAAAAGAGAACAAGATATTGTAATAAAATATTCAGGGCTGGCAAAAGGTAAAGGAGTATATTTACCAAAAGATTATCCAGAAGCTAAAAATGCTATCATTGAATTGCATCAAAATAGTTTAGATAATTTCAAAGGTATTGTTGTAGAACAAAAATTAGTTGGAACAGAAGTTTCTGTTTTGGCTTTTTGTAATGGCAATGAAGCATATTTGATGCCACAAGCACAAGACTATAAAAGAATATATGATAATGATAAAGGTCCAAATACTGGAGGAATGGGTGCTATTTGTCCAGTAAATGTATTAACAAAAGAAGAATTAATATTAGTAAATAAATACATGAATACAGTTGTGAAAAAATTACATTACAATGGTGTATTATACGCTGGTATTATGAAAACAAATAATGGTATATATTTTTTAGAATTTAATTGTAGATTTGGAGATCCAGAAGCACAGGTTATTTTAAATTTATTGAAAAGCGATTTATATGAGATAATAAACGATTCTATAAAAAACAAACCATTGACTATTAAATGGAGTAATAATCATGCTGCAACAGTTGTTTTATCGCACGTAGATTATCCATATTCAAAATTAGAAAAACCAGTAAAAGTAGAAATATCAGAAAATATAGATAATACCGTTAAAATGTATTATGCGAACATTCAAGAAAGAAAAAATCAATTATATACTACTGGTGGTAGAGTATTAAACATGGTATCAATAGATAATTCAATACAACAGGCATTAGAAAATATTTACAATAATATATACAAAATAACATATAATGGAGTATTTTATAGAAGAGATATTGGTTCCAACTATAAAATAAAAAATAAAAATAAAATACCAAATGTCGCTGTATTGGCTTCAGGATTGGCAACTAGTATTGAGGCTTTATTTTATGATGATAAAACATCAAATTGTATAAAAGTCTTTATAAGTGATAAAACAAATCCATATTTATTAGATAAAGCTAGTAGTAAAAATATACCATATATACATTTACCATATAAAGAGAAACAACAAGATCGAAAATATTATGAAACTATGGTTGATTTTTTACGATATTATGATATTGAAATTGTTATATTATGTGGATATATGAGAATTGTTCCAGATATATTATTCAATGAATTCTATACTATTAACATTCATCCAAGTTTACTTCCAAAATATAAAAATATGACAGGTGATAAAATACACCAATTAATATTAAAAAACCGTGATAAATTTATAGGTTGTACATTACATCAAGTAACAAAAAATGTTGATGAAGGTAGAATATTATTACAAAAACAATCGATATTAGATAAACGTTTATTTGATTTAACATTAGCATCTAATTCATACCATGTTAAAAATCAAATACAAACACTAGAAAAACATTGTATTTATAAATATATTTTGAATTATTCTAAGGAAAAAACTACATATGATATTGATATTAACGAAGGAAATAAATTTGTAGATGATTTAAAAAAACAAAAATTAATAAAAAATGATTTTTGTTCATCTTATATACATAAAGGTGTTCAATTTGGTGCTAGTGCAGATGGTTGTGGAACAAAACTAGATATGGCAAATATTTATAATTTTTTAGAACAAATAGGAATTGATTTGGTTGCTATGAATGTAAATGATTTAATTGCTGGTGGTTGTAAACCATTATTTTTTATGGATTATATTGCCATTGATAAAATGGATAGAAATAAATGTAATAAAATAATTAAAGGTATTATTGAAGGATGTAGAATATGTGATTGTAAACTTATTGGTGGTGAAACCGCTGAAATGAAAGGCATTTATTTGAAAAATAAACTAGACCTGGCGGGGTTTGCTATAGGAGAGAAAATTTTTGATTTACCTAAGAAAAATTTAATAGACACAAATTGTTATTTATATGGTTTAAAATCATCTGGAATTCATTCAAATGGATATACTCTTGTGAAAAAATTATGGGAAAAATGTTGTACATATAAACCAAAAATTGAAGATATATTAACACCAACCAAAATTTATTATGAATTAATGGAATTATATAAAACATACGAAAACAATATTCTAGGGGTTGCTCATATAACTGGTGGTGGTTTTCATGACAATATTATACGTATTTTACCAGAACATTTATATTTTCAGTTATATGATTGGGAATTCTCTGACATATTTAACTGGATTAAATATGAAAGTAAATTAACAAAAAAAGAAATGTTAGGAATATTTAACTGTGGATATGGTATGGTTGTTATAACAAATAAAGAAATTGATATTGGAGATAAAATTGGTAAAATTATTAGAAAATAATTATTTTTTAGAAATTTTTTTCGAAAAATCGCTCATATCTTTATAAATCCAATCAATACAATCGTTTGCGTTTTTTATAAATACTGGAACTATCTCAGCAAACACTGCGTTGTTTTTCATCATTTCAATCAATTCATTAAATTTTTCATCTACATCTTTATCGCGGCCAGGAGAACCTAATTGTTTACATTTTTCGAAAACATAATTAACCAGATTATATAAATCATTTCCATTAAATGCTTTATTTCTTATCATTTGAGAAAATATTTGCGGGTCCATACTTTCTTCTATTTCAACGCGCAACGCACTACCTTTTTTTAATATAACTGTTAATTTATTTCGCAATTCTTCGTATAATTTTTCTATCCAAATATAATCAGGTGGTTCAGCCTTTGTTTTTTGTTCTAATAAATCAAAAAATGCTTTTTTATATGTATCTTCAATTTGTTTATTTAAACGATCTATTTTTTTTTGTTCTTTTTCAGTAAGATCACATTCATTTTCTTTTTCTTGTACTTGTGACATTATAATATTAAATAAAATTATGTATTTAATATTATTTCCAAGAAGCTTTTGTTCCTCCATCATATGATTTTGCATATTTATTTTTAATCATCCAATCACAAATATTACCTTCTTTACTAGTAAATGGCGTAACTAACAAACGCCCATACTTATCCCAACCACCACATTGTATATAGATTACATTATTTAATACTAATTTTATTAGATTTTCTTTTGCTATTTTGGCTAATTCTTTTTCATGTGTATTTTTTGTTCTTAATTCTGGCGTATCTATACCTAACAAACGACAATTCCATTTATACATAATATTATTTAATGGAAATACCACTTTCATAGTATCTCCATCATATACAGATACTACTTTACATTTAATTTTTTCTCCTTTAAAAGAAAATTTTGGAGTTTTATCGTCGTATTTTTCCCAATTTGGTTCACATACTGAATTATTACAAGAATATTTTAAACATATATTTCCCATATAAATAAAATAAATAATATTTATTTAAATTGATTTAAAGATTACTACATTTATGTTGTTATAATATGTCCACAAAAATGGAACAAGCAAATGGCGAAAACACAGAAAATTTAGTAGAACAATTCTCTACTATTTTAACTACTCTTACCGCATTTAGAACGCAAATAACCACTTTACAAAACCAAGTTAAAGTTTTAGAAAAGAATGTTAAAAAACAAATGAAAACTTATGAAAAAGAAGCAAAGAAAAATAAAAATAAAGGAAATAGAAAAGCATCTGGATTTGCCGTTGGTGGACCAGTATCAAAAGAATTGTGTAATTTTATGGGAAAACCTACAGATAGTAAACTAGCAAGAACAGAAGTAACACAATATTTGATCCAATATATTAAAGATAACAATCTACAATGGGCTGAAAACAGAAAAATTATTAAACCTGATAGTAAATTGAAAAAACTATTGAAACCAGCAAAAAATGAAGATGTAACTTATTTTAATCTACAAAAACTGATGAATAAGCATTTCATCAAAAATACAAAAAGCGTAAGCGCACAACAGCAATAAATATAATCAATATATAATGTGGGAATGTTTCCTAACAAGTTGGTCGTTATATTATATTTTTTGTTGTGGGTCTATGATAAGTGATTTGTGTCTTGAACGTTTTTATTTTAGTCAAGAGCCACCAGTTCATGAATATGTTTTTATAGAATATTCAGAAAATTGATATAAAAAACAAATATTTTTTTATATCAAATGACATCCATAGTTACCTTACCAAAAGAATTTTTAAAACTCCAAAAAGAAAAAACCTTTATACATCATAATATTAAAGATATAGAAAAACAAATGATTACTTTAGAAAAACAATTAAAAAAATTAAAACAAGATGAAAAAGAAATTAATAAAAAAATTTATAACATTTGTAATCATAAATGGAAGAGAAATTGGCATGCTTCGCACGACGATTTATGTAAGCACTACTGTGGAATTTGTGGTTTGACTGGCTACGATAGGTAATACCATTAACTCTAAACGAATTTTTTTTTGCGCTCTTATTTCATCTGAAAATATATATAATTTAAATATTTGACTTGTTTCATTAGGTATATCATGCCTACTAGTATATCTTTTTACCATATTTAGTTCTTCGATATAAACCATATATTGAAATAAATCATCATTTCGTTTTATTTTTTCAAACATATAACCTGTAAACTCTTTATTAATTAAATCTTTATTTTCTGTCAACATATTTAATAAAGAACAATTATTTTGAACTTTTCTTATTGAACGTATTGTTTGATTAATATATTCAATATTTTTCTCATTTGTCCAACCATCATAAAATTCTTTTGATTGTTTACTCATTTTCATTAAACCTAATATATCCATTATTTCTATTATATTTAATAAGTCTGGCAATCTTCTGATTGGACTTGTTATATGAATATAAGCATCTAAATCCAACATATCGTGGCTTTTTAAATTTGGAAATAGCATGTAAACTCCACCGAAACTATTCCACATTTTCAAAAATTTTTGTATTCCAGAAGAAGCATTTTCTGGTACAACAAACGTTTTATTTAACTCAGCACCACGAAATAAACCTTTCTTATTTTCAACAAATTTTTGTGCACACTTATAATTCATTAAAATCATTAGATACGCAATCAAATCATGACACGTATTAATATTCTCCACATATTTAAAATTTTTATTCATAATCTTTACTACATTTAATAACTTTTTATAATCCTTGTAATCTTCCATTTCTTGTGTATCATATCTTAAATTTTTTTTTACTGTTATGCAACTATTCAAAAACTTAAAATCTAATATTTCATTTGTATTTTTATCAATAATTATATCCATTGTTAAAGCAAATCTCTTTCTTTCTTCCACCAAACTACATACACCGTCTGATAGTATTGTCGGTAACATTGGTCTTTTTCTATCTGGCAAATAAATTGTTGATACTCTTCTTGTAAAAGACTCCCATAAAGACATAGTATCTAACCATATTGCAACATTGGCTATATAAATACTTATTATGTATCTATCATCAGTTTCTTGTATACTAGCAGCATCATCAAAATCTTTACTTGTTTTTGGATCTATCGTAAATATATTTAAATTATGACGTTGTTCTATATTTGGATATTTTTTATTTATATGATCTACAAATTCTTCTTCGGACCTTTCACGCAATACTTTCATTGTTTTTTTTGTAAAATCTTGTATTGACGCATACAAACTTTTACAATACAATTGATACTCGTAAAAATTATTTAAATTATCTATTTCACCAATTACATGTTGTATCATTCCTATTGGAAACTTTCCATCCCAATTCAAGAATTTAAAAGTAATGTATTTATTTTTTTTTACTTTATTAAATGTAACTACATTTTTATGCGCTACTAAAAATATTGGGAACCTTTTATCGTCTGGAATACATTTATAATAATATTTTTTTCCTTTTTTACCATAAGTTTTATTGTCTTTTAATATAATTACGCCAGGAATAGATTTCATAGAACGTGTTGTAGAATGCAACAACTTCGTTTTATTATCTTCCACTGTAAATACATCTTGATTAAATAATTTATTTTTTATTGGGTCTATATTATCTATCTTTATTTCTTTTGTCGAATTTTTTTCGATAATACCCCATTGTGTATAATCTCTATTTTCAATCTTGATTTTATATATCATTTTGTGTTTATGCTAATTAAATGATGAATTTTAAAATCAATTTTTTAATATATTTTTCAAACGTAATTTGCAAAAAGTTGAAATTAAAAAATATTTTTCATATTAAGATATATAACCATGAATATGAATACAGAAACTAAACCTAAACTAGGAAAAAATATTGACATTCTAAGTGTCGCAGCAGATTACAAAGGGTGTATAAATTTTCCATCTTTCTTCGCCATGTGCTTAAATACGAGTGCCTGTCTCAATAAACCATCTGATAGATTCGCTAAGGGTGGATTGAGAGAAAAGGCTCTGGAATCATTCAGCAATGGACGATTGAGATGGATTGACCAAGAAGGAAGAGATAATCATGACGATATCCTTAAATTAGACATCGAGTTTAAAACGACAAAATTAAAGACAAAAACAGGTAAGAATAAAAAATTTGTATCAGCACGATTAAAGAATACAATGGGCGATAATGCTACCTGTTCTATAAAAAACCCCGCCGATATTTATATGTTCGGTGGTTGTGATGGATTAGTTATATGTGATTATAAAACATTAGAGCCTTATTTGCATATGAGTAAAGATGCTCTTACCTGTAAGATTCCATTTGAGAAAGTGACACAAATTGCCTTTGCTAGTGATTATGATGAAGAAATTAAGGTAAAAATGGTTGCAACAAAAACTGTTGATTATGTTGCTATGAGACAAAAAATGGAAATGGAATTCTTAAATAATTTTGTTTAGTTAGTGAGTATGTAAAAAAATATATTAATTTAAATAACATATTTTTTAATTAAATAATGGTTCATTATTTATCAAAAATCTTGCACATTGTTCAATCATTTTTACATTTACAGCATTTCCAAATTGTTTATATGCTACATTATCGTTTTCGTGTATTTTATAATGTTCAGGAAATGATTGTAATCTAGCACATTCTCTAGGAGTTAAATATCTTCCTTCTGGTCCATAAATAGGTATCATTGATGTCATAGCAACAAGTGTTGGTGTATAATTAAGATCTTTTATTCGTATTCCAGAACCACGTGGAGACCATAATACCTGATTTATTTTTAAAGAATCACTTGTTGTCTGCCATTCCATTTTTCTTACAGCACCTTTCCATAATTTTTTATTTCTAGAACGTTCAATCCAGGGTTTCAACAATTTTTTATTATTTTTATAAAACTCTCTGTTTTTATCAATCCAATTTGTATATTTTTTATAAAAAGCATCTTGTTTTTTCTTTATAATTTTATCATTTTCAACTTTTGATAACTTATTGTTGTATTTTGTTACAGATGTTCCTTCTCCATTACTATCCCACCAATCTGTCCAAATAGGAAATTTTGGTATTTTAATATTATTATCACTACAAATACTTAGAAATTCACTCCAAACTTCTTCTGTTTCTTTAATTTTTCCTACTATTTTATATCTTTCGTCTGTTTTCTTATCTATTATATTATTTAAATTTGTTTGTTTTCTATTTTTTTTTGATATTGATGGTAAAACAGGTAATTCACCCAAATCTTTTCTTTTACACATAATAACAACTCTTTCACGACTCTGTGGAACACCAAAATATAATGTATTTAATATTATTGGTTTTTCATATGTATAATAATTTAATTCATTTATTTTATTTTTTATCACATTCCACGTATTACCACTATCATGCGATGATAAATTACGGACATTTTCCAGTATTAAATATTTTGGTTTATGATATTCAATAATATTACATATATCGAAAAATATATTCCCTCTATCATCTTTAAATCCCTTTTGATCACCTGCTTTTGAAAATGGTTGACAAGGAAAACCAGCACATAAAATATCAAATTCTGGTATACTTTCTATTTTAATTTTTGTCAAATCTCCCTTAGGTTTTATTTTATGATTTTTCTCATAATTATCTCTACAATGTTCATCTATATCACTAGCCAATACACAATTATATCCTAAGTTTTTAAGAGCATAATGAAAGCCACCAATACCGCAACATAAATCTATAAATTTCATTTTAATATGTATATATTATTTTTATTTAAATCAATTTATTTTCAATAAAAAATGTTCTATAATTTATAATATAAAATTATCGTGAATACCGTAACTATTATTTTTTTCACCATAACATAAAATACAACATTTACCGCAAAATGTCAAACATGTTATAAATATCAACAATGTCATTATCCCAAAAATACCACCTAATATAAATGACACTGCTTCATGCACACAACAATATATAAATGGATATAAATGATAAGATACCATATGACCTATAAAAAGAACTCCAAAACAACCAAATAATATAATTATAATCATAAATAATATTTGAAATACACTACAAGCGTTTTGTTTACACTCCTTACAACATTTTTTTATATTTACACAAGACATATTTGTAATATTATCGCAAAAATCAATACTCTCGTCTATACATACACCACAATCATGTTCTATACTTGTATATTGTGGAATACTACGACCATTGCGTCTCATTATAATAATGCCAGGTCGCGGAGTAATTTCTGTAACTATTTCTATTGGTTTATAATGTATAGGTAATTTTACTCTACAAGCAGGACACTGATCGCTATTCGTTTTTTTTCCTAGATTCATTATACAATTTTTACATAAAACATATGTACATTTTGTATTAGGACAATTAAATATTTCTTTATCAATAAGTATTGTTTCATAACAACAACTACATTCTCTTATTGGATATATTTTATTTGGTTTCATTATTTGATAAATCTATTAATGTTTCTTTATTTGGTTTATCTTTATTCAATTTATTATCATTTTGCAATATCGATGGAACTATTTCTCTTTTAACATTTTGTTTTTGTAATGCTGACATTAATAATTCTGGTAAAATGGCTACATTATTCATATATGTTTTATATTTAAAACAACATATACTAGTCAACTTATCATATTTTATAGAATACCACCAATAAGCAGGTATATACAATATATTACCTTTATTTAATGTGATATCTAAAGTTTTAACTTTATCAAAATCAGCCTTGTATTTATCTTGAACATTCCATGGATCTATTGGTGAAATAAATTCAAAATTTTCATAATCATTTTCTTGATACAAATACTTAGAATTTCTAGGTGGAATTAATTTTATAGTAACACTTCCAGTAGTTACAAAATAAAAATTTCTAAAATCTAAATTATATCTTAACGGCGTTTTACAATTTATACTACCTGATAATAAATCATAATTACAGTTACTTACTAAAGGTGGTCTTAAAAAAGAATCATTATACTTAAAATTCTTTATTACTCCTGTTTCCATAAGAAAATCTTCATTATTTTCTGTTATAAATTTATTTTCACTATCGGTTTGAAATAAATTAAATGCTTCTTTTAATAAAAAAGGCACGTATAATTCACTATTATCATCATTATTTTTAACATTTCTAATTTTTATATCAAAAGCACTATAATTATTTTCTAAATTATTTAAACCACAACTTTCCAATAATCTTTCGTTCATAAAATTAAATAAAACTGGTTGTCTTAAATTACAAATTTCTTCTAATCTATCCTTAGAAGGATTATCTATAGTATATATATCTAAGTCATTTGACCTTTTTAAATGATAATAAATATGTAAATAAAAAAATAATACTATCATAAATATGAAAAAACTTATAAATAAATTCATTATTAATTGTTTATTAGAAACATTTTTTGTTTTTTAACCGAATTAATCATCGGTTTTTGGTGCTAAAATTAACCTAACATAACTTCTTTCTAACAACTGTTCCATATCTTCAATTTCTTCTTCTTCGCCTATTTTTTCCAATGGATAAAGCATCATCATAGGTTTATTATTATCAAAATGTATAAATATTTCATTAGATATCTTTTCAAATTTACACATTTTTTCTATAAAATCCAAATTAAATTCCTGCGATATATTTAAATCTTCTTCATAAGCATATTTTAACATATCTGCTTCACTTATTTCTACTTTCATTTTACCTAATTCACCATATCCGGTCATTTTAGTACCAAAAGAATCACATTTAATATTTACATTATTACCAAACATTTTCATTTGACTTATTAATTTAACATATTCTGATGTTTCTATCTTTATATCGCAATCGTAGTCTTGTATTGGTATTTCTACTTCTTCATAATCTAATTCTAATAATGGCACTTCAAATGATTTTCTATATTTTTTATCATTTTCAAAATCAATGTACAATTTATCTAGTTGTTTATCCATGTACATAACTATTTCTTGATTTTCTTCTAAACAAGATAGTAATTTATACATTAAATTACAAGGTAATCCAATTGATATATTATCGTCAATATGGTATTCGTCAAACCATTCTGCCAAAATATTTATTTCAAATAAACAACATTGTGTCATATCCATTCCTTGAGCAGTTAATTTTTCTTCAGTAAAACATAGTTTTACATTTGATAAAATGTCATTTATATTTTTAAAAATGGTACTAAATTTAGTTACTTTCTCTTTATTCTTAATCAAAACTCGCATTATTATTTATCTTACTTTTATCTAGTTAATATAATTTCAATTTAATTATATTAAATTTACCATGATGAACCAAATCCACCTCCTAGAGCGGCATTTGCTGCCATTGGTTCAAATGATTCCATTTCACCGGGTGTATTAGCATTTACTAAACCATTATAACCAGGCGATTGTTGATAATTTGATTGCGATGTAGCACTAGGTTCTTGTGGAGAACCCATGGCTCCTCTTACGTTATTTTGCATTTGGTTCGCACCAGGACTCATTTGTTGGTGTGTATTTACATAATCAGCTCGACTAGGAGAGTGTCTAGCAGGGTCAGGGATTCTTAATGATTGTGCTTGTTGTTGAACTTCTACCTTTGCTTTTTTATTAGTATTACCTTCAATTACTTGTTTACCACTCCATGCTTCTGATAATCTGTTCAACAAAAAATTCATTTTCATACCAATTTTACCTTGAATATCATAAACTATTACTAAAAATACTAAAATAATACTAAACATATTTAAATTACCATAATCTTTTCCAGAGTATGTAGGTAAATAAGTTACTATTCTGTGAATGAAAAATATTCCCACTAAAACAGAAGATAGATGTGCCAATACTTCTGCTAAAATTTCTAAACTTCCTTTTGTTTCATTTGGTTCTGGTATAACATTGTTAATAAATCTATTATAAATACTGATAGGTATAATTGCCAATACTAAATATTGAACAATATTCAACAAATTCATTTGTGTTTCTTTATCAAAATTAAATACATGTTTTATGAAATTTCTATTTGTTAATTCATTTACTGTATTTTCAACCTTTTCCATTATGATTTATAAAAAGAAATTAAAAATATATTAATTAAATTAATTATATGACAAAAGTAGGCAAATTCTTTATAAAACAAGAAGTTCAATATTTAAATTTAGTAAAAAATATTATTGAAAATGGTGAAGTTATTAAAGGTAGAAATGGCAATACAAAACGTCTTACTGGCATCTTAATGAAATTTTCATTGAAAGATAAAAAAATACCATTATTAACAACTAAAAAAGTTGCGTGGAAAACCTGTTTAAAAGAATTATTATGGTTTATTAACGGTGAAACAGATAACGCATCATTACAGAAACAAGGTGTAAAAATATGGAATGGAAACGCTTCAAGAGAATTTTTAGATTCACGTGGATTATATAATAATCGTGAAAATGATTTAGGTCCAGTATATGGACATCAATGGCGCCATTTTAATGCTAAATATAATAACTGTGATAGTGATTATTCTAATCTTGGAGTAGACCAATTACAAAATATTATAGATAAATTAAATGATCCAAATGAAAAATTTTCTAGAAGATTAATAATGTCAGCATGGAACCCTGAACAGTTAGACGAAATGGCTTTACCTCCCTGTCACGTATTGTCACAATTTCATGTTAATCAAGATAATGAATTAAGTTGTTCTATGTATCAAAGAAGTGGTGATGTTGGTTTAGGTGTGCCATTTAATATTGCTTCATACAGTTTTTTAACACATTTATTGGGTATGCATTGTAATTTACGACCAAAAGAATTTATTTATCACATTGGTGATGCACATATATATGAAAATCACGAAGAAGCATTAAAAAAACAATTGGAAAATAAACTATATCCATTTCCATCTTTTTACGTTTTGAATAAATACTCTAATATAAATGATTATAGCATGAAAGATTTTAAAGTTAAAAATTACACTTATGGAAAAAAAATAAATATGGAAATGGTTGCTTAATGCGATTATATTTAGGAAATTTAATAAATTTTTTTATTATATGGCTTGGAGAAGATATCAACGTGAACAAAGAGCACTACAAGAAATGAATACACCTAAACCACGTATTTTACAACAACAACAACAACCACAAAAAGTTACAACACAAACCGTTTTAGAATGGCATGAAAAAAGATTAATTAACATAAAAGAAGATAGTGATAAACAAACAGAATTAATTAATAGTATTCATGAAATGGTAGACAAAATAGATGCAAGAAGTAGATTAAATGAAACATTTATTTCGCAATGTTCTAGAACAAATAAAGAGATTGAAAACGATCTTAGTAAAACTAATAAAACACTATCTAACAATAGTAATTTATTTGAACAACAAAATAAAAAAATAAAAAATTTAGAAGACGCATTATCTATTAGTGCTATAACAATAGAACGACTAGAAACTCTTATTAAAAATATTAATAATGATTATTTAAGTTTTAAAGAAAATTTTGTTAAATCAAAAAATTTACTTGAAGTTAAAGTAACAGAAGAACACGCTAAGAAATTAGTAAAAGAAATGGTTAAAGAATCTATTGACCAAAAAGTAAAAGATAATAATGAAAAAATTAAAAAAATGGAAAAAAAAAAGAAAAAAGTACAATTAAATGTAAAAGAAAAACCAATTAATAAACATGTTGAAACTGTAAAAAATCAAGAAACTTCTCTTGAAAATTAGTTTGTTTCATCCATTATCATTGCTTCCTTTATTTCAGTATTATTACTTAATGACTTTTTAATTAATAATTCATTTTTCTCTTTTTGAATTTTATCACATTTACCCATAATTTCTTGTATCATAGAATGCCATTCTTGTAATAATTGTTCATTGTGTAAATAATTTGGATGTTCTTCTTCCCATTTTTTTACCATAACCATTTGTTTCATTGTAAGTTCTTGTATTGATTTATCTATTTTTATATGCGCATCATCTTTTTCCCACTTATTTTCATCTTTGATATAAAATTGTAGACGTTTACTATCACTACAATGAATAGGTCTTTCTGTAGGTGGCATATTTTGTAAATGTTTTACAAATATATTACTAATTCCTTCAGCATATCCATGCTCTTTTGTATACATTATATCATTTAAACTAACTTGAACTCCATTAACAAAATCTGTTAGATTCATAGCATTTTTACATTCTTCATTTAAAAATACATTTATTGTCATCTTTTTATTGTTACAATTATTATAGTTTACAGTGGTTTTTTTATTGGATAACTCGATTAATTGTTTTTGTAATGTTTGATTTTGATTTACTAATTGTTTTAACATATCTTTTGTTACATCATCATCTTTAGTTGTAATTATTTCTTGTGTATTTTCTGTTACTATATGTTTTTGTGTATTTACAGTACATATTTTCTTATGTCTTGATAATCCACTTTTATAACGATATGTTTTGCCACATTTTAAACACTTATATTTATCTTCTTTGGGTATTTTGGGGTTTTCTGGGGTTTTTTTGTTATCATTTTGGTTGTTTTTGTGTTTACGTGTGTTTTCGTGACGTTCATAATCTCTTTTATTATTGCATTTAAAATCACAAATTATACAATGAAATTTTTTTTTTATTTTTTGGTTTTTTTTTTTTTCCATTTGTTATTTATATAATGATAACATAAAAAACCCTAAAATAGTTTTTATTAAACAAAAAAAATTCTTTATATTCACTTTTTTTAAATAATTTGTTTAAAATTGAACTTAAGCAATTTTTGTTTTTTTTGAAACCCCCTATAATTTATCTACATCTCTAGTGAACACAAATAATTTAATTATACTCTTCTCTAGAATATATCATTTGGGGTTTTTTGGGGTTTTTTTGTTACCATTTTGTTATCATTGTTTTTTTCAATAATAAAATTTAGTATATATGATATTGTTTTGTTATTTAATTAAATCACAACACTTTCATTAAAATTTTTTGGGGTTTTTTTGGGGTTTTTTTGTTATCATTTGTTACCATTTTTTATGAACGCTTGATTTATGAAATTTTTCATGATTAGTGCGTTTTTTTAGGCTTACCATAAAATGCCTACATCAAATTTATTGTATATTTTGTATTTTAAAGCATTATGCAGTAATTTGGTTTTTTTCAAAAATTTTCAAGAAGTTTTTGCATTTTCTCCATTTTGGACATTTTTGAAATGTCCAAAATTGACTTTTCGAAAATACTTTTAAAAAAAAAGAAAAATTCCCTAAGTATACTTTTTGTTAAATACTTTTTCTCTTTGTTAACTTAAAGAATTATATTAAATATAAATTATTATATAATATTAAAAAATGAGTGAAATAAATGATTTATTAGAAGCATTGGAAAACGATGGTAATTCTTCTATAATGAAATTAACACATTCAAAAATAAAACAACATAAAAATGATATTTTACAACAATTACAATTACCAAAACAAAAGCTAAAAACATATCACAAAAAATTAAAAGAATTTAGGTATTGTTCCGAAATGTCTGATTTACAATATGGATATTATATTAGATGGATACCAATAAAAGATCCTGAAAAAATAAAATTAACAAATGGTGCTGTGATAGCCGATATTAAAATTCAAAATAGTCAAATTCAAATATTATGTAAAAATTTTAAAAATATGTTTTTTCAAATCAAATTTGACGAGTGTATTGTATTTCAAAAAATAAGCGAACAAGAACATGTTATATTATCTGTTTTAGATTATTTGGAAAAATAAACCAATAGTGAAACAGGTATAATAAACAGTAATAAAGGTATTTCAGTTTTATTGAAACGCATTGCTATTTCAGCACTTTCTGGATTAATTCTTATTATTAACACATAATAAATCAAATAAAAAAGTACCAGAAATAAAAATATATGTACTGTTTTTTCTTCTCTAAATGGTAATTTCAGTTCGCGTTTTTCTATATTTTCTAATTTTTTCCATTGACGATATAAATTCATTCCAACTTTACGGAAAAACCACCAAAAAGAAAAGGTAATCGCACCGGCTAAAGCATAATTACTATTTTTAAATTTATATTTATACATTCCATTTCTTATAAAAAATATAGCAAATACCCAACCTAAACCAGCAATAATACCTTCCCAAAATTCTTCATCATTCATTAATAACATATTTATTAATATATGATGATATAAAAAATATTTTTGAAGTTTCATTTTGCAAAAAGTTGACTTTCAAAAATATTATTATAACAGGAAGTATAATAAACAAATAACAATAATAAAACAGTAACAAACAACAAAAAAACAATAAGAAAAATAAATTGAAAGTATATTTAATATATTATTTATACTATTAAATACGATATGTCTACATATAATAACGAAACAATTGGTATCTCAGCAGAAAAATTTTTATGCGACATATATAACGTTGAATGTACTATTGAACCTCATAGGTATAATAATGAGTTCATAGAAAGATTATATCATAGTAATACCTTAGAACTGTTAGAAAATAATAATATTAGTATTGTTCAACACATAGGTAAAAACAATGGCTCAATAGACTTTAAGATATACACAGAACATGGAGAGGCAACGCTTTCACTAAAAACATTAAAAAAATTTACAGGAAAAATAGCACCTCAGGGTGGACAACCAACGTATAAAAGTTTTGACATAAAAAGAGATTTAGCTCATCAAACTAGAAATTTAGGACGAGTTCAAGCAAATACTATTAGATTTAATTGGTTAAAAGATAATATAGGAGACTTTTTGAATGAGATGCAAGCAAACACCTTCTGCTGTGATGTAACATTGCTCATTTCTAATTGTAGTAATAACCCACGGGCTATAATTTTAAGAAATAGAAATTACAATTTCAATAACATAAATATAACTTATTCGAGATCAACATACATAGAGTTGCCCCATCCGAGAAGGCCACCACCAGCAACAAGTGAATTTTCTTGTACTGTATATGGAGTTATTAATGGAGAAACAAAATCAATTGGCGAGTTTCAATTTCATAAAAATTCTCGTCAACAAGTTAAATTTAGATTTCATAGTACATTATTTCATTAATTCAATTACTTTATCATAATACTCTTTACTTATTTCACTACCTATAAATCTTCTATTTGTATTCTTACACGCTATTGCGGTAGTTCCTCCACCTAAAAATGTATCTACAATTAAATCATTCTCATTTGAATGTTTTTTAATTAATTCTTCAAACAAATTAATATTTTTTTGTGTTGGATGAAATCTTTTTTTTCCACTCTGTATTGGATATTCATATATACCTTTATCATATTTTGAATTAAAAGTAGGTTTACCTCCCTTTACACCCAATATAGCAATCTCTCTAGCATTCGTTAAATAGTTTACCGATTGATTAAGTGGCATTGGATTAGTTTTAATCCATTCAATCATTCTTATTTGTTTAAATTTATATTTCTCCATTATTTCTTTTATATAGGATATTTTCCACAAATCAAAGAATATTATACACGTGCCTCCTTTTCTTAATTTTTTATAATATAAACTAATAAACTCCTCTAATTGTGACATTGTAAATTCTTTATCCCAAACACCATAATTAGTCTTAAAGGCATATTTTTTACCAGAAGTATTACCATATTTAATATAATTTTCTTTATAAGTATCGTCCGATATATTATTCTTTTTTTTATATACATTCCATTCTTTTTCAGTTTTTACATTTTTTCCTGAACTTTCTATTTTTTTTACTTCATCTGTAAACGAATCCATTCCTGAATCTTTTGATATAATATAAGGTGGATCAGTTAAGATTAAATCAATCGAATTATTTTTTATATTTTTTAATAAATCAATACCATTTTCGTTTTTAATAACAATATTATCAGTCATTTTAATATTATTAATCAAATTAATATTAAATCAATTTATTTATTTATTTTTCTAGTTTTTCTAGTTTTTCTTTTCTTATTTTTACGTGTTCTTTTTTTTCTCTTTTTTCTAGATTTTTTCCCACCTACTGTTTTATCAGATTTTATTATATCAGGATTATTAGAAATTTCTTTAAAAGCCAATTCTTTTGCTTTATGAACAATGCTATTTTTACCTTTCACAAATTTATTTGTTTTTTTACTATCCCATCGAATATTTGGTGTGCCCTGAATATATTCTTTATCAAGCATATCAAATAATTTTTTACCATTATTATCCCATGCTTCACATTGTCGCCCCGGTTGTATTCTATAACCATAAAATGGTATTCTTTTTCTAATTCCTTTTTTACATTTTTTTAAAACATATCTCCACCATTGAGCATAAATTTGTGTTGATGGAGTTGAACCCGAACCAAATGATTTTAATTTACTTAAAATAGTTTTGTGTTCTTGTTTCCATTTTTCTGTTTTATGACTTTCTTTTATTGTAAACGTTTTTACATTACCTGTTATCAACTTACCTTTATTTTTTATATCATATATTATAAATTCTTTTATATTTTCTATTAATGCTTCTCTTATTTGTTTTTCTGTTTTATCATCTGATATATGTTTCAACAACACTATGAATTGAGATTCGAACCCATCATCTAAGTAACCTCCTTTATGATTTTTTTTTCTTGATTTTTTACCGGTTTTTTGACTATCGGGAAAAAAACACCATTCCGTTTCACCATCTTCATTTACACATAAACCATTAACACATTTTTTCTTACATAACTTACCACTATTTGTAATACCATTAATCAATTGTAAATCATAATCAGCAATATGTTTTACATTTCTGTCTATTGATTTAAGCATATATTCTCTATAATCTTCATCTTTATCTATATCATAATATTTTAATGATTGAGATTTTCTAAATCTGGTATTTTTAAAATCTACACCTCTCAAAAAGTTTTTAACAAAACGATCACGTCCTTCTCTTTCATATGTTTTTCTAATATGATAATTCATTGCTATTATTTCATTTTGTTCAAATTCATTTTTAGTTATATCTTTTACATTATAATAATTAATTGGTGGATTGCATGAATAAATATATATAATTCTATATGGTTTTGAACCATCTTTTGGTGGGTCAGATTTAAATTCATTTATTAAATCTTGTGTAGTAAAAACATCTTTAATAATTTCTCTATTGTAAAAAAATTTGATTTTGTTATTTCTTGTTTGTTTTCTAGGTGTTTTAGTGACTTTTTTACGTATATGTTGTTTTTTAAACGAACTAGAAATATTATATAATCCCAACCCTTTTCTTATTTTTTTTCTATTTATAGGATGGCCATATAAACTATATATATCAAAGTAATTATTTTCACCGTGATCAAATTCACACGCTTGATTATACATTTTATCACCAGGAAAATAAACCATTGCTGTTCTAGTCAATGGCCATTCATGCCAGTTTAACCAATCTGGATATCTCAAATTATGCATTAATTCGTTTTTTTCTTGACACTGTGTACTCCACGCAAAATTGTCTGAAGGTGTAAATGTAAAAACGATGGTATTTTCAGGAACTACAGCAGTAAAAACATTTACTAAATCTTTTGTATCAAATTTTTTATTTTTTCCTTTCCACAAATCCGTATAAAATGTTATTGGTGCCGAATGAATTGAAGCAAATATATTTTTATTTTTTTTTCTTTTTTTAGTATCTAGTTCAATAGTATTTATTACATCATAAGGATTCATATATATATATATATATATAGTTATTTTATTAATTTACTCCATTGGTCAATAGTATACACATTACTCATAGACAGATTACAACTCATACAAATAGGTTTTAAATTATTTAATTTATCATCACCACCTTTACTTACAGGAATATTATGTCCAACTTGATACGTAAAAACATTTATTTTATTATCACACCAGGGAATATAGCATTTATGTTCGAAAACATTACCAAAATTTTGAATCCATACTTGTTCTCTTATAGCTTTTGGAATTTGCTTGCGTTTGCGTTTATTAGTTGTTTTATAGCGTTTTGCGTAAGTAAATATTTGTTTCCTTATCATTATAATTTTGTTATAGATAATATTTTCTCATTATTAAATATGAAGTCAAAAAAATACGTTGTATTTGATTTAGATGAAACAATTGGACATTTTTATAAGATTTCCACATTATACAATACAATTTGGGAATATTCAGGTAAGCAAATAAATTTACATCGATTGTTAGAATTATATCCAGAGGTATTTAGACCCGGGATGTTTAAACTATTTGAATATTTAAAACAAGAGAAAATACGCAACAAACAAATAAAGGTTGTAATTTTTACAAATAATATGGGTCCTAAATCATGGACAAATTCTATAAAAAGTTTTATTGAAAATAAAATAAAATATAAATTATTTGACAATGTTATTACTGGTTGGAAAGTAAATGGTAGAATAAATGAACCTAAAAGGTCATCTTATATGAAATTATTAAGTGATTTTAAAAAAATTACTGGATGTTCAAATAGAGACAAACTGATATTTCTAGATGATCAGTACCATGATTATATGGATAAGAAAAAAGTTACTTATTTACATTTGAAACCTTATAGAAAAAATATATCAAATAAAATATTACTTAATAGATTTTTGCGTTCAAATAATAATAAAATAGTTAAATTAGAGGATTGGGAAGAATTTATATCATTATATAATATTCATTATGGTGAAGATAAAGAAGAAGATAGTGATTTATATCATATGCACGATGGTAATGTAACCAGTTCTCAAATATTTCCAGCAGTTAAAAAATTTATAGAAGATAATGGTGAAAAAACATTAAAAAAGAAAAAAAAACAACATAAAAAAACAAGGAAATTATAAATATATATATATGTTGTTTATAAGTCCTCCTTTTGGAAATTATATTGATTTAAACAATACAATTTCGATACGTGGTAGTTTTACTTTAAATGAACGTAAAGGAAAATGGTCACAAATACTTAAAACATTAAGATATGTCCCTGCTTTTGGTGGATGGGTTAATAAAATAGGTTTAAGAAATCCTGGAATTGATTACGCAATTAATACATATAAAAAAGGTGAAATAATAAGTATTGCGATATTAAATACAAATGAAATACCAAAATTAGTTGAAAAGATTCCAGAAGATATGGATATTGAATTAAATGTTAGTTGTCCAAATTTAGACAAAAAAACGGTAAGTGATGGTTTGTCAAAATTTATTAATAAAAAAAGAGAATGGTGTATAATAAAATTATCGCCAATTGATAATGGATATGATGTAAGTAGTTACTATAAAGATGGTTTTAGACAATTTCATGCTTCAAATACTATTCCGTGTGATAGAGGTGGTATTTCAGGTCCAATGATAAAACCATACACAGCAAATTTAATAAAATATATAAAATTATCACATCCTGATGCTGTAGTTATTGCTGGTGGCGGAATAAAAAATAAAAAAGATATTGAATACTATAGAAACTTAGGTGCAGATCATTTTTCAATCTCAAGTGTATGGTTTACGCCGCATATAGCAATAAATTTATATTATGACTGGTGTTGTTTTGAATAAAAAAATTTTATACAATTTTAATCTAGTTAAACATAGACTTTATACTTCGTTGCCCTGTTTTCTTTCTATCACAACTTAGTAAATATTTTTCAAATATTAATTTTTTGACTTCAGTATAAATAATTTTTTCACATTTTTCCTTACATTTTTTAGGATTGTCTTTATAATCTTTCTCAATTTTTGATAATTTTTTTTTAAAAATACGAACTTTATGTTTAAATTCTGGTATATCAAATAAAAGCAACCCATAAATTTGTTGAACTGGTTTCATTATTTGATTTGTAATATAGAAACTATAATCTGGTTTAATCTTTTTATTTTTTCTTATATAATCTGGATGTTCTATTTTATCTCCTTGTAATTTTACCTTACCTTTTGTTTGTATATAAATGTAAGGTATTCTAGAACCAACCGCTGGTTTATTTCCAGGATCTCTTTTTGTCATTCTATCTGCCAATACTTTATGAGCAATACTATCTGGATTTTTATAAAAACCACGAAGAGATTTGCTAATAATTAATTTTTCCAATGGATATGCTTCATCTACAATTTTTTGTAGGCATTTTTGTGTAAATGATATAGATTTCGCTACAGTATTTTCACCGGGAGTCATTAATGTATCAATTATACCACCATATACATCTTTTACGATTGGCGCATTGTCTCTTCTTTTTAAAACAATACCCATAGACTTTCTTTTACCTTTATTAATATCAAATTCGTGTAACATACCAACGTATCTTTTTTTTGATAGCAATAAGAATGGCATAAATGTTTTTTCATATTCTAAATCGTGAGGTGCTTTTAGAAATTTTGTTGCTAATTCACCTGCTTCAACTGCTAGTTCTATAGTTATATCTAATGCTAATTTTCCTCTTATTTTTTCACCATTTAAATCTTCCAAATTAAATGTAAAGAATACAGAATCCGTATCACCATAAATATATTCTGCTCTAGTTCTTACCTTACCATGTTTTGTATCACAAATTCGATTTTCATATACTGTTTCTATAACATCCTTTGCATATAATAATGCTTTTCTACCCATAGCAGTGGTAGAAGCAGCAATATCTTTTTCATAAAAACTACTAGTTCTAGCACCACATTGACCATATAACGAATTAGCAACAATTTTAATACTCAATTGTCTTTTGTCAAATACATTTTTCATAAAATCATTATAAGTATCTTTTACACTTACAACCATTTCATTTGGAATTTCAACAACATCACCATTTTTTTCAGTAATGATAGTATATTCATCATTTTTACTCATTAATCCAGTGTATGTTTCACCATCTTCATCAGTTACCGTTTTATATTTAATTAATTTTCTAGTTGCTTTTCTTGATGCTAATAATTCTTTTAGCACTGAAGGCATAATAGCCTTTTTACCATCTGGAAATTGTGCATATCTACATTTTTTAGTTCCTACTTTAACTTTTTCTTCTTTACTTTTTTCACCACCCAATCGTTTCCATTCATAAGTATCATATTCAATATCTACATATTTATAACCTTCTTTTGTCATATTATCATATTTGAAATCACCAGTTTTTTTTATTAGTTTACCATTTAAATCTCTTTCTTCAGTCCAAACTTTACTATCATGTGAAATATTTTCACTAATCATACAACTAGGATATAGTGATGAATAATCATTACACGCAACAGGATTATCGGCATAGAAGGCACATTTAGGAGGTAATACAATAGCACCTTCATATGATCCATCATTTTTTACAGGTTCAATAACAGGCATTAATGTATTAACATCTCTACATTTCAACGCAATAAAACTTAATAATTTAATACCTTGACCTCTCATAATGATAAAGTCCATAGGGACATTACAAATTTTACTCTGTTCAATAAAACCAGTTAAGATATCATTTTTTCTAAACAAATGATGAACTAAGTTACAATCCTGAAAACAATATTTTGCAATAATAGCACGTTCCTTAGGTCCTTCATTTGTTAATCTAAATATATCTTGAGGTGTTACGTCATCCTTAGCCAAACCCCATCTTATTTTATGTTTAGTATTAAAATCTAATTCTTCATCAACATAAAATGTACCATTTGATTCATCCACATCAAATACTTTATATTTTTTACCACCATTGAAATTATCTACACTATGTGCTATAATTTCAAATTTAACGAAATTATTGTTTTGTAATCCAGTTAGATTTTTGCTTTTAAATTTAGTTCTACCATTTTCTAATTCGTAACTTTTAACATAATCACCAATAAAAGTAGAAGCAACAAAATCTAATTTATAAGAAGACAAATTAACTTCTTTACGAAAGTGATTATATAAATCAACTTGTAATCTACCCGGAATTTTCACATAAGTTAAATTATGTTCACCACTAGCGATCTTAACTGTTTTATGAACAACTTTACAACGGTCATATTTTTCTCTACCTAATTTTAAAAACTCTTCTTTACATTTTAATTCTTCACTTCGTTTAATCATAAAGTCCCAATCAAAACCAAAAATGTTATATCCAATAATAATATCAGGATTTTCACGTTTAATCATTTTTGTCCATTCTAATAAAACTTCTCTTTCTGTTTTACATGGTACAATTTGACTATTTTCTACTTCATCCGTATTATCACATGTGTTTAATACAACACAATGATTAAAATATGGCAACATATCACCATTTTTAATAAATGTAGAACCGATAAAAGTACATTTATCACCTTCTAATTCAGGTAAATAACCGGGAATTTTCTTTCTAAAAATAATTTTAGTTAAACCGGTAGGTTGTATTTCTGGATAACCCTTTTCTCTTTCCAATGCTCTATCCATAATTAATAATTTACTATCACCAGCCATGTCAGAATCTAAAATTTTAATTATATTGTAATCCTTACACAAATTATAATAAGGTTGCGGTCTAGGGTGCCATTTTTTAAGAGCGGTATAATAAACATCAGGTTCTTCTTCATCTTCTATTCGCTTTAATTTCTTCCATTCATCTTTAGACCTATCCAGCAATTCTTTTAATGGATATTCTAATGTTTTTTTAATATCATCAATTAATTTGTTTTTATTAGGTTTTTTTTTTGGATAAACATTACTAATATTTTTTTTATTATCATAACCAAAAGCAGATAATATAAGTTCTATAAAAAGTTCTTCTTTTTCTTGTTGTGTATAACTTCTTATAGTAGATTTATTTTTTCGCCAATACTCAATAATTTCACCTATCATTTTTTTATATGTTTTTTTAGGAACAGGAAAGTCACCATGACTAGAAGAAGCTTCAATATCAAAACTACAAATTTTATAAGGAACAGGGTCTTCTTTTTCAGGTAGAGATTTAATATTAAATTTATTTCCTGCTCTTAACCAGTTAATAGTAAATTCATAATTACAATTTGTTTTGCAAGAATTATTATTAATAAATCTCTTATCAATTTCTACCCAACCAGATGGACTAATTTCTTGAATATGGAAAAATCTTAATAAAGGTGGTATTTGACCTTCATATAATTGTAAATAATCATTTGATTTCGGAAATAAAATACCAAACTCGTCTGTTTTAGGATTACGTTGCAACCGCCTTTTTTTAAAAGATTCATCGGTATACCAAATGTTTTTTGCTTTATTAAAGACATTCATATTTTTAAATTTCACAAGCATAAATTTATATTCTTTTCCAGCATCAAAACCATATAATTTCTTTTTGTGAACAATACGACATTCTGTAATACTATCTCTATAATAATTACCTACTTTATCAACTAGAAATTCTTTAAATTTATAAATATTTCTTTTGTTCCATTGTTTTGGAACTTTAACGTAAAAGAATGGCATAAATCCTTCAACAAATATACAATAGGTTTTACCTTCTGTATCTATACCATACATTTTAACAACAAATTCTCGTTTATCTCTCTTATATTTTTTTTCATTATCTTCATCACTATCAGTTTGTTCTGTTTCATTTTCAATATTTAATATATCAAAATCAAATAATCTGCATTGGTAATTTTTCATGTTTTTATATATAAAAATAGAATAGGTTTTAATCAATTTTTATATTTATTTATATAAGTATTTAAAAATTCATAGTAACAATACCGGAAACGATAAGCAGTGTTCCAATAATTTTTTTGATACTAAAAGTTTCATTATATAAAAAGTATCCAGCAAGGCTTATTAATATGATAACTAATCCAGATCTCATAGGTTTAATCCAACTCATATCATGATTCGCTACTAACCAAAATCCTAAGTAAATAGATATAACGATTAAAAATGTAGTAATAAGAAAATGTGGCATAAATTTTCTTATAGTACCGTTATCCCATTTTTTTTTAAACTTTTTCTTGTCTAACATAAAGTATAAAAATACGATCATAGCAATGGGATATAAAAGAACATCTATAAACATATTTTCTTCAATAGTAAAATGGTTCAACAAAAATTTTCTTAACGTATAAATAGAAGTAGCAAGGAAACTAGAAATAATTAATATAGGAAAAGACAAATGGTTCATATATTATAATGTAATATAATAAATGAAACAATGACATTTATTTACGTGATTTTCTCTTACGTCTTCGTTTAGTTTTTCGTGTTTTTCTTTTACGTCTTCGTTTGGTTTTTTTTGTTTTTTTGCTTTTTCTACGTTTTACGCGACGACGTTTACCACCATTTTGATTTGGAATACTTTGAACAGATCCTAAGTCTAATTTTTTACCAATCCATTTTTTTAAATGTTCTTCATCGCGTTCATCCTCATAACTTTCTAAAGGGGCTTTTTTAGGTGGATAATAATTAATAGTAGGAAATCCTTTAACATTAGGGTCAACATCAGGACATTCTTCTTTATCATAAGCATCTGCTTCTAAAGCAATAACATATTTGTTAAAATCATCGTATATAACTTTATTTGGATTAATCATTTTTTTCATTTTAAGTTGGTCGATTGTATTATTCCATGTTGGTTTTAATGATTGACAATGACCGCACCATTCAGCAAAATATAAAACAATAACAGGTTTTTTTCCAATAACATTTTTAAATAAATCGTTTACTAATTTATTATTTTTTTTACCACCTAATTGAACATATGCGCAATTACTCATTATAAATTAAATATAGATAATATTTTTATAAAAATATTATACTGTAATATTATATATGAATAACTCAAATAGAGTATTATTAATAGTAGTTGCATTTGTAGTTGGATTAGTGTTTTGTAGTACAATAAGATCTAAAGATGTAGTTGAAGGATTCAATAACAATGAAGACTGTCCAAATTTATTAGTAAAAAAAGGAAATATGTTAATTTTGACAAATACAGGAAAGGCTGAAATACCTGGTGTTAATCCAATTAAATTTAATAATTTAGAAGAATATGTTGAATTTTTACAATGGCAAAGAAAAATGGGTGTCAAATGTCCTGTTTTATATTTTGAAGAATCATATGATGCACAGGGAAAACTAGGATATAAAATGATGCATGATGTAATGGATAAACGTGGTGGATTACCTACAGTAGTTCCTGAAAAATTTAGACAGCCACCAGTAGTAAAATTAAGAGATTCTAATAGAAATGACCAACCATATAATAACAATAATTACGCTGGATTTGATAGTGATGATCAACACGTAGGAATAAGAACACCTTTAGATGAAGTTAAATTCAATGGTAATTTAAGTGATAGTGCTATGGATCGAAATTGGGGTGGTATAAGACATAGTGAACAAGCAGTGGAAAGAGGTGCTTATGAACATAGAATGAGAAAACCAACCGGTTATGGTTTAAAAGAAGGATACAAATCAAAAATAAATAAAAAACCAAATTACAATAAACCAAAAAGAAATATGAATGTAAAAAGAAATTACAATAGAAAAATAAATAAAAGAGCAAATGTTAATAAGCGCAACAATAATCAAGGAAAAAGATCTCAGCAATTAAGAAAAAGAAGTAGTGAATTAGAAATACATCCATCACTGATGAGATTGATACCAGAATCAAGTTAAACTATTTAAATAAATATATTACTGTATAATATATTTATGTCAAAATTGTGTAAATGTAAAAAAATAAATACTAAGTCAAGGTGTAAATGTTGTGGCAAAATAAAGAGTAAATGTAAGGGAAAACAAGAAAAATAAAACAACGTGCTAAATAAATTAATAAGATTCTATTAAAGAACGGTATTTATCAATCATTTCAATTTTATCTAAGATTTTATCCTTAATGTGTTTATCCATTAATTTATCTACATCATTTAAATTTTTTTGATCTATTATTTGACTAATCATTTGTTTTTCAACAACTTCTTTGTATTTATCTAGAATATCTCCCATTTTTCTGGAATTTTTATCAATATTAATTTTAGTTGTAATCGTTTCATTGAATTTATCTAATACTTTAATAAACCCATCAAAACGTTTATCAATAGCTTCTTGTACTGTCATGCCTTCTCTAACCGTCATGCCTTCAATACCTGCTACTGAATTTTTATTTAAAGTTAGTATAGCGCTACTATTAAAATCCAATGTAGAAACAACAATATAAATTACCATTAATCCAGCAACACCAACACCTAAATATTTAAACATTTCATCTTGCGTCATTTATATAATAATATAATAAAATTTATGTTTCGATACTTATTATTGTTTTTTTCTGATAAAGAAGATACTGAATAATATTATCAATTGCTTTTTTGGGAACTTTTTTTGTAGCATTTGTATCAATAGTAAGTTCTTTTAAACAATTATGATTATCATATAATTTAGTTAATAAATCGTGTAAAGATGTAAAATGTTTCATGATACCCATAGAAACTTTTGCGCTTACCCCAGGAATTTGACTTAATATTATTTCACCAATATTTTCAGGTGTAATATTATTTTTCTTAACCTTAGAAACAACCTGGCAGTAATTAGAATTATCTAAAGATTTATTATTTTCAGAGTAAAAAGGTTTCTTTTTACTTTTAGTAATTTTTGAAATATATCTTAAAATAAATTCAGATGTTTCAAGCATGGAATTTGTTCTTACAACAGAAAATCCTTTATAATATTGTAATGAAATCATAGCGTTAATTAAAGTGGTTTTTGGAACACGAGTAAATTTAGGATTGTACCTATTTAAATCACCTTCAATAACATAAACAATATTATGATTATGAAGGGATTGATTAGATAATCGAAAAGATTGTTCATTATATCTACCATCTTTTGTGGAACTCGCCAGGTCAGACAACGATTTCCTTTCAAATATAACGATATCACAATCGTTATCTTGAATAATAAAATCACCTAGTGGTAACATAGAAACTTCAATATCAATATTTAATTCTAAGTCATTATTTAATGCTTTAATAAGTGGGATTACTTTTTTTTCCCTATTATCGATTAATAACTTCATAATAAGGTTAGTTTAACAATATTTAAATACTTTTTATAAATAAATTGAAAAAATATGTTAAATAAAAAGTTAATTAATATACTAATGGAATTGGTAACAGAAAAAGTTTTACTACAAGATGGTGATATAAATAAGGAAGAAGAAGAATTAATATTTGATCCATTTAATGAAAGAAATAAAGAAATAACTGTACAAAAAATACAAAAAATATTAACTACATATGGTGTTCCAGATCGTGTTTATAATGTAAATTTATACAAAAGAGCGTTTGTTCATAAGTCGTATGTTAAAAGGCCGGTATTAGAAAATGAGGCAAATGAAGTAATAATAGCAGAAAGACCAGAAAATTGTTTAAAATTAAAAACAAAGTCGAATGAGAGGTTAGAATTTTTAGGTGATGGTGTATTGGAATGTATTACAAAATATTATTTGTATAGAAGATTTCCAAAAGAAGATGAAGGTTTTATGACAGAGAAAAAAATAGCATTAGTTAAAAATGAATCAATTGGTAAGATGGCATATGAAATGGGGTTAAATAATTGGTATATAATATCAAAAAACGCAGAAGAAAAAAAGACGAGAACAAATTTAAAAAAACTAGGATGTTTATTTGAAGCATTTTTAGGAGCTTTATTTTTAGATTTCAATAAGATAACCATAAAAGACGAAAAGGATTGGTTTAAAAATGTATTTGTTACTGGACCTGGTTTCCAAATTGCGCAAATATTTGTGGAAAATATATTTGAAAAACATGTTAATTGGATGGAGTTATTAGAAAAAAATGATAACTACAAAAACTTATTACAGGTTAAGTTGCAAAAAGCATTTCAAGTAACACCAATATATAAAGAAATAAGTGAAGTAGATGAAGAAGAAGGTTATCATATGGGTGTATATTTATGTGTAAATAAACAATCATATGAATTTCAACACGAAGATTCTATAGTATGGCATTTGAAAGAAAAGTATGAATATTATTTAAATTTATGGAAAAATAAAGAAGAAGACGAAGAAATGGTTTCATTTGTTTTGTTTTTAGGAGAAGCAAAGCATAAAATAAAAAAAAAAGCAGAACAAGAGGCTTGTAGAAAGGCATTAGAGAATTTAAATCAATAATAAATTAAATATATAAAACTTTTTTATATTTAATTTTTATATATGAGTGAAAACATTTTTTCTATATTAGAAAAAAAACCAGTATCAGAGAAAAAAAGAGGTTTACATTTAAAAATAAGTGGAGAAAAACCAACGCAATTAGATATAATATTTGAAGACCGTAGAGGGAGCGATTATAATGGTGATAGGTTTAGAAAAAGTATGCGTGAAAAATATGTTAAAACAAAAGGTGTAGTTGAAAAAATTCTAGAAAAAGACAAAAAAGATAAAAAAGTAAAAATAAAAAATGTAAATAAGATTAGAGTAAAAATAAAGAAACCAAAAAAGAAGCGAATGCCAACAGAAGAATTTGAAAAAGAAAGAAAAAAAGCAATAAAAGTAAGAGGAAAACATAAACAATTTATAGAAGTAAATCCAGAAGCAGTAAAAATAGAAGGAGAAGCATTATTTGAAAGAATACCAAAAAATGTAGAAAAAGTAAATATCCGTACATCACATTATTATATGAATAATCGTGAAATATTTACTTCTTTTATTAATAATTTATTTAAACCATACAGAGAAGTAGAAATGTCTGAACAAAATAAATTTTCGTGTGATAATAAAGGAGATAGTGGTAAAGGTTATTCTTTAATGAAACAACAACAAATTGTAAGAGATTATATGAATTTATATACACCATACAGAGGATTGTTACTATATCATGGGTTGGGTGCTGGTAAAACTTGTTCATCTATAGGAATAGCAGAAGGTTTAAAAAGTGCAAATCCAATAGTAGTAATGACACCGGCTTCACTAAGAGACAATTATATTAGTGAGTTAAAAAAGTGTGGTGATATATTTTATAGATTAAAACAACATTGGTCTTTTATTCCAGTAGAAGAAAACAATGATTTATTGAATGCTTTTTCTGAATTATTACATTTATCAAAAGAATATATAAAAAAAAAGAAAGGAGTTTGGTTTATTGATATAAATAAAGAATCAAATTATGATAAATTATCAAATATGCAAAAGTTTAGTTTGGATGATCAAATAAATGAAATGATTAAAAAGAAATATTATTTTATTTCTTATAATGGTTTAAGACAAACTGATTTGGAAACAGAATTTGGTGGAAAAACATCAAATCCATTCAATAATAAAACAATAATAATAGATGAAGCACATAATTTCATAAGTTCAATTGTAAATAAATTAAAAAAACCAAAATCATTGTCTTATATTTTATATCAAAAATTGATGTCAGCAGAAGGATCGAAAATAATATTTTTAACAGGTACACCAATTGTTAATTATCCAAATGAATTGGCAGTAATGTACAATATATTAAGAGGGCATATAAAAAAAGTTTCTTTTAGATTAGATAAAAAATCACAGCAAAAAGTATCAGAAGAATTATTAAATGAATGGTTAAAACCATTAAGACTTATAGACTTAATAGAATTTAATGGAACAGAATATATTTTAAGTATAACAAGAAATCCACTAGGTTTTATTAATAATGATAACAATGGTAAATATATAGGTGTATCAAAAGTAGAAGATACAACAATGACAACAAGAAAGTTAATAAATAGAGTAAAAAGAATATTATCTGAAAAAAATATAGATGTTATAAAAATAGAACAAAAAAACTACGAAGCATTACCATCCAATATTGATAAATTTAAATCATTATTTATAAATGAAAATGGAACCATTAAAAATATAAATTTATTTAAAAAGCGAATAATGGGTTTAACATCATATTTCAGAAGTGCCAAAGAAGAGTTTATGCCTACATATAATGAAGAAACTGACTTATCATTAAATAAAATAGAAATGAGTGATTATCAATTTAAAGAATATGAAAAATATAGAAAAGAAGAAAGAGCACAAAAAAAAAGAAATCAATTAAAAAAAAAGAAAGCAAAAGAAGGAGATATATTTTCAGATGGAACATCAACATACAGAATTTTTTCAAGAGCAAGTTGTAATTTTGTTTTTCCAGAAAACATAAAAAGACCGATGCCAATAAAAGGCAATGCTATAAAAAATATAATAGATGATAAAAATGTAAATGAAGATATATTAGATGCGGTTACAATAAATGAAAAACTAAATGATGTAGATGGAAAATATGACTCAAGTGATGTAAAAGAATTAGAAAAAAATAAAATAGTAAATAATGATGGTTATAAAAGAGATATAAAAATAGCAATGATGGAATTAAAAAAAGGTGGTGCAAATTATTTTTCAGAAGAAAAATTAGCAAAATATAGTCCAAAATTTTTGCGTATATTACAAAACATTCAAGATGAAAAACATGAAGGTTTACATTTATTGTATTCAAATTTCCGAACACTTGAAGGTATAGGTATATTAAAACTAATATTAGAATACCATGGTTGGGCAGAATTTAAGATAAAGAAAAATTCAAAAAATATTTGGTTGTTAGATATAAAAGAAGAAGATATGGATAAACCTAAATTTTGTTTGTTTACAGGAACCGGTCAGAGTAGAGAAGAAAAAGAGTATTTAAGAAGAATTTATAATGGAGAATGGGCTAGTGTACCAGGTACAATAACAGATGAATTAAACAAAATGCATCCAAATAATTTAATGGGTGAAATAATAAGATTATTTATGATTACTGCTTCAGGTGCTGAAGGTATAACATTAAGAAATTGTAGACATGTTCATATAACAGAATCTTATTGGCATCCAGTTAGAATGGAACAAGTAATTGGTCGTGCGAGACGTATTTGTAGTCATCAAGATTTACCAAAAAATTTAAGAAACGTAAAGGTCTTTATGTATCTAATGACATTTTCTCAAAAACAATTAGACAGTGAAGACGCTGTGGAATTGAAAATTCATGATGGAAGTAGATTTGATGAAAATAGACCAGTTTCTAGTGATTATGCTTTACACGAAATATCAATGGAAAAAGCAAAAACAATACAATCATTATTAAAAGCGGTAAAAGAATCTTCAATTGATTGTGCAATACATTCATTGTCAAATAAAAAAGAAAATTTAGTTTGTTATAATGTTGATACAAAAGATCCAGAAAAACAATCATATAAGGCAGTAAATGCTGAACAAGATGATAAAGACGCAATTGCCGATTTAAATAAAGAAGTAAAAAAATGGAAAGGAAAGGCATTTAAAGTTGGAAACGTAAAATATTTATTAAAACCAGGAACAAATGAAGTATATAATGAAGATGGTAGTGAACAAGTTGGAGAGTTGGTAAAGAAAAAAGGAAAAAAAAAACTTAAACTATTTTAATCTAAAAAAATAAATATTAATATTTATATTATGAATAATAATATTTTGGATGGTAAAAAAACATCTAAAACGATATTAAATGAAATAAAAGATGAAATAAATCAAAATAGTTGGAAATATAAAATAGGATTAGCAGTAATAATTATAGGAAATAGAAGTGATTCGGAAATTTACGTAAATAAAAAAATAAAAGCGTGTAATTATGTTGGTATAAATAGTTATAAAATAGAATTAGAAACAAATGTAACAAATAGTGAATTATTAAATACAATAGAAGATTTAAATAATGATAGTAATGTTCATGGAATATTAATTCAGTTACCGATACCAAAACATTTAAATGAAGAAGAAATATTAAAAAAAATAAATTATCATAAAGATGTAGATGGGTTTCATGCTAGCAATATAGGTTATTTAGCAATGGAAAGAAGAGAACCATTGTTTATACCTTGTACACCAAAAGGATGTTTTGAATTATTAAATAGATACAATATAAATGTTATAGGAAAAAATGTAGTAGTAATAGGTAAAAGTAATATAGTAGGAATGCCGATGGCGTTATTAATGATGAAACATATGGCAACAGTAACAGTATGTCATATAGAAACAAAAGATATAACAAAACATACGAAAAATGCCGATATATTAATAGTTGGTGTAGGTGTCCCGCATTTGGTAAAAAAAAATTGGGTAAAAGAAGGTGTTGTAATTATAGATATAGGTATAAATACAATAGATGACCCAACAAAAAAAAGTGGTTATAAATTAGTAGGTGATGTAGATTATAAAGCAGTAAAAGATATTGCTTCTTTTATAACACCGGTACCAGGAGGTGTAGGACCAATGACAGTTTCAATGTTAATGAAAAATACATTAATAAGTTATAAAAATAGTTTAGTTAATTAATATTATTTTTTGCTGTTTTAATAACATTCTCAACTAATGTGAGAATTTTATTTTGATTATCTTCCATAGTTTGAATTGATTTTTTTATTTCAGATATTTCTGATTTAATTTTATCAACTTCTTTACTTAATTCTTCGGTAGCATCTTTTTTTTTTAATTTATTTAAAAAAATATTAGTTTCAGGTGGTTTTGTTTTTTGTTCAGTAATTTCAAATGTAACACGCTTATCGATTTTAGAATTTTGAAGAGAATTTATATTTTTATCCATTAAAATAGGATTAATTTTTTTTACAGGTTCTTCAATTATTTTTATTTTATCATCATCATTTTCTTTTTTAATTCCATTTTTTATCCATGATTCAGCATCTGTATTAGTATACTGTTGAGTAATTTGTTGTAATTCTCTTTCTCTTTCAGCAAGAGTTTTATCAACAGCAAATTTATCAACAGGTTTATTATCTAATTTATCAGAAAAATCTATTTCTTGAGGAACTTTTTTATTCATAAGCGAATCAAATTCATTTTTTTGTTTTTTCATTCTTATTTCAAATACATCTTTTTTATTTGGTTCTTTTATATATTGTATATTTTTTTCAATAAAATTGATACACTTTAATAGTGCTGTTTTGTTCATTTCCATAGTATTATTATCATATTTAGATTGTGTTTGTTTAATTTCATTAATAGTGTCAATGAAAAATTTATTAATTAATTTATTATTGTTATTTTTAATGTTATAACTAAATCTTTCTTTAATATTTTCATTTAATAATTCCCATATTAAATTAGTATTTTCTTGACTTGTAAAATTATCGGAATACATTATGTTCATATATAAAATATAATGTATAATGATTTTAAATTAAAATTATATATTAAAATATTTTTTTCTACATTTCCAAACACTATCGTCTGTAATTCTCTTAGAATTAAGTAATTTAAATGTTTGGTTGCCTTTTAATAATTGTATAATCATATATAAACAATACATACCACATTCACTATGACCATATTGATGACGCATTTTATTATAATCAAAAGTATACGGTTTATATTTATTTAATTTTAATGCTTGTTTTTGTACTTTTTTAACAAATCGAATAATAGATGCTGGAACTTTTTCACTATTATTTCCATAACTATCAAAATAATATATTTCACGTCGTCTACAATTTATAAATAACATTACCCAATGTGATCCAGGTTTATAGTGTGGATCTAAATTAAATATAATACCAACTTTATTATAACCTTTTTTAAGATAATTAATTAAATTAAAATCGCATAATTCTGGTAATATACACATATTATCTTCTTTACTATCCCAATTAATTGGGCTAGGTCCTATAAATTGAAAATTGTTATATTTATTTTCGTACTGCTTCATAACTTTACCAATATCAACACTATTTAACCATTTATTGGGTTCTTCTTTCCAAATGGCCGGTGTTTCAGGTGCAAATGTGTAATCCATAATGTTTTTATCTATACCACTGTTTATAGTTTCTTGTTTTAACCAACAAGATTCACGATTACAACTATTACGCATATATTTTTTTAAATGTTCCCATATTAAACGCGGCTTAGTATCATTAATTTTTTGATCAGGGTGTCTTTTATTCCATGATTGTTTCATTTTAATTAAAGCATTATTTGTATAACAAGTAAAACCCAATACATCTTTATCTTTTTTTGGTGCACAATTATCTTTTATAAAATTTTTTGGTATTTCCGGGTTACCTCCTTTTATTTTTTTCTTACTTCTTTTTTTTGTTTTTCTTTTTTTATTATATTTGCGCCTGGTATTTTTATTCATCATTAATAAATAATCATATTAATTTTTTTTAAAATTATTTATTTCTTTTTTTTGGTAAAATAATAGTATTTTCCTTTTTTTTCTTTTTTTTTATATTTAATTTGTCTGTAATTTTTATTGTATTAATTTTTTTTGGTTTAAGCATGGTCTCATTTATTTGTTGTAAATTAATTTTTTTTGGCGGCTCTTTTTTAGAATCAGGAACATCAACAGGTTTGTATTCATTTTGTATTGCGTTAGACATTTCTAAAAATTTGAAATGTTGAATACATTGTTTTATATAGTTATCAAAAGAATCGTTAATACATTCTTCAGTTTTATAACCACGTAACATGTTTTTAGTAAGTTGTAAAATTTCTTTACGGTATTTTAAGAGATCTTTTCTAGATACATTTTCTTTTTCTTCTAAACCTAGTTTTTTTTTATCATGGAAATTAGTTAAAAAATGTAAATCAATCATACTTGCTGAAATATCCATATAAATATGATTGTACAAAAAAAAATATTATTTTAAATCTTTTGTTTGTTGACGTGTATGATTATTGAATAAATCAGTTCCTAGATTAATATTTGCGTTATGTCCAGAAGGAAAATAACTTTTTTCAAATAATAAATGATGTTTCATTTCGTGTGTATTGGAATGTTGTGCTAAATAACTATTATCATACAAGTCACTTTTACTATCTGGAATGAATTTACTTTGTCCATTTTTTTGTAAAGGAAAAAATATATTTTTCATTTTTGATTCATCATCAATTTTATTAGCATATCCATAATATGGTGCTGAATCACCAGGATTAAATATAAGTTGTGTATCATATAAAAATGTTTTTTCCATAGGCACTTTTGTAGGTTTTTGACAATCGATAATAGGCATAACCACGCGTCTAGTATGAACAGGTCTAGGGTCATATGTCATTTCTAATTTAGTAGTAGGTTCTATTCTGTCTTGTATTCTAGTATCTAATGTTTGTCTTCTATCAACATTACGAATATAAATATATTTACTAGTATCCATATTATATATATTATATAAATATATTTTGTAAAACACCTAAAGAAATATTATTTGTTATATTAATGTGTGGAATATTTGGAATTTTAAATAATGATAATAAAAAAGAGTTAATAACCAATTCGTTTTTAAAAGGTAAAGGTAGAGGACCAGAGACATCATCTTTAAATTTTTATGAAACTTCAAGAAAAGAAAACGAAATAGTCTTAGGTTTTCATCGGTTAGCAATCAATGGTTATTTAAACGAAAATTCTGAGCAACCTTTTGATAAAAGAGATTGTGTATTAATATGCAATGGTGAGATATATAATTGGAAAGAGTTGTTAAAATTACAAAAAAATCATGAAGAGATACCATATGGTTCTTCAGATTGCGAAATAATTTTACATTTATATAAAAATTATGGAATTGAATATACGTATCAAGTATTAGATGGTGTATTTGCTTTTATTTTATTTGACAAAATGAAACAAGAAGTTTATGTAGCAAGGGATATGTATGGTGTAAGACCATTGTTTATGGGAATGGAATCTAAAAATTTAGGTGAATTTCAATATTTTTTTGGAAGTGAAATAAAGATGATTTATGATTTAAAAAAAGATGAAAATTCAATGTACGTAGATCAAGTAAAACCTGGATATGTATATAAATTTGATGTAAGAACAATGATATTTCAAGAAAAGAGCATGAAAACAAATCCTTTTATAAATAATACATTATATAATGAAACAACTATATTATCAACAATAAGAGATACATTAATTGGTGCAGTTAAAAAAAGAGTAGATAATACAGATAGGCCAATAGCGTGTTTGTTATCTGGTGGATTGGACAGTAGTTTGATTACAGCATTGGTAGTTAGTATAATGGGTGGTCCAAATGTAAAGACATTTAGCATAGGAATGAAAGGGTCAGAAGATTTAAAATATGCTAAATTAGCGGCAGATTATCTAAAAACAAATCATACAACAATTATATTAGAAGAAAGAGATTTTTTGGAAGCAATAGAAAAAGTTATTTATTCAATTGAAAGTTATGATACAACTACAGTAAGGGCTAGTGTAGGTAACTGGTTAGTAAGTAAATATATTAAAGAAAACAGTGATTGTAAGGTAGTATTTAATGGAGATGGTTCGGATGAAGTAACTGGTGGTTATATGTATTTTCATTGTGCTCCAGACAGTTTATCATTTGATAAAGAGTGTAAAAGATTGATAGATAACATACATTATTATGATGTATTAAGATCAGATAGGTCTATATCTTGTCATGGTTTGGAAGCAAGAACACCATTTTTAGATAGAAATTTTGTTCAAACATATTTATCAATACCATCAAAATTTAGATGTCATAACATAGAAAATCAATGTGAGAAATATTTATTGAGAAAGGCTTTTGATGTATTAAATATATTACCAAATAGTGTTTTATGGAGAACAAAGGAAGCATTTAGCGATGGTGTAAGTAAAAGTTCAAAATCATGGTATGAAGTAATACAGGATTATGTTAAAGAAAAAATATATAATGTAAAAAATGAGAAAGTATATATTCAACAAAAATGTAATTATTATAATTGGGTTAAAAATAAACCAACTACATTAGAGCAATTGTATTATCGTGAAGTTTTTCATAAGTATTATAGAAATACAGATAATGTAATACCTGAATTTTGGATGCCTAGATTTGTAGAAGCGAATGATGCTAGTGCGAGAACGTTACAAATATATAAAAAACAAATGCAGGAAGATGAAGAGAAAAATTATCTTGTATAAATAATATTAAACTGTAAATATTATTTATATATACGTTTATATGTCAAATATAGAAGAAACAGTATTTACTAATAATGATTTAAGATTATACATACTACAATTTATAGTTGAACCGAATTGTTGTATAAAATGTGGTGAAAAAGAAAAAAACTATTACAAATATTCACATGCGTTTCCAAAATATTGTTTGTGGTGTGCGCCAAAAACAAATAAATGGAGAGAAGAAGTATTAAAATATAATAGGGCAGTTTGTTTAAATAATTAATTTATTTGTAATTTATATAAATGAAAATAGTAGAAAAAACTTATTTATATATGTCTAGGGCAACATACATATTATATGTGTTAATAATTTTTGGTTTATGGAATAGAGCACCTCATTATTTAGAAAATGTATTTTTCTTTATCAATCTTTTTATAGGTATTGTATTTGTAGTATATTTTAATCCTTTATCAAAAACAAAATTTAAGAACTATCATAAGACTATGATTTTTTGGGCAGGTGTTGCTTTAATAACAAATTTATCATTAGACAATATATGGGAGAAAACATTAGAATTAAAAAAAGATATAGAAGATGATACAAAAGAAGTAGCGAGAAAAGCAAAAAAAGAAGTCACTTCGCATGGAACATTTTTGATAAATATAATAAAAAAAATATATGTAGATATAAAAGGTTTTTTATTAAACAACAATGAAAAAAGCAAAGAAAGTGTAAAACAAAATATTTCGAAATTATATGATTTTGTTTTTGGTCAGCCAAAAGCAAAAGAAAATGTGATTAAGTTAATTAGTAAGAGTAGTTCCTGATATATCTGTATTTTCAATAATTTGATTGGCTAAATTATTAGCCAGGTTAACCATTGTATCAAATGTTGGACCATTGGTTAAATTTCTAACGGTATCTTCTAAAATAACTTCTAGATTTATATCTGTAATATTAATAATATTATTAGATATATCATTGTTTGAAACATCATTATTTGAAGTTTCGTTTTTTTCTATATCAACATCATTATCAGAAATATCATTATCGGAAATATCATTGTTAGAAATATCATTGTCAGAAATATCATTATTAGAATAATCTCTTATATCATATCTACAAACAGGACATTTTGAAGAATGTTGAAACCAATTTCTTAAATTATGTTCTTTAAACATGTGTCCACAAAATATAATTTTCATAACATTATCACTAGGGTCAAATTCGTGTTGATCAATTGGACATCTGGTTTGTTCGGATTCATTAGAAATATCTGAAAATGTATCTATAATAGTTGCGTTAGAGATTTGTTCGGATGTGGGTATAATAGGTACACTAGTTAAATCAGGTTGAAATTCTCCAAATGTAAATCGAAAACTTCTATTTGTATTATTATTATTTATATTTCTAAATAAACTACTAAGTGTTGATTGTGTTCCAACATTTCTTCCTGATAAATTGGAAAATAAAGAGGTAGTATTTGTAGATAAAGGTGGAGGAGGAGGTGGTGAAACATTTGGAATAAAACTAGAACGTGGTGGTGGAGGTGGAGGAGTTGGAGAAAATACAGAAAAATTTGAACTAGGGACATGTCTGTAAGGTCTTCTACGTATAGGAGACCTGTTAGAATAATTATAATATCGATTTGATCTGTTATGAGAAGTTACATGTCGTCCATTAGTAAAAAAATTGTGATTGCTCCTGGCGTTTTGTCTAGAATTTTCTAAAATATTTAATGTATCAGACATTAATATATACTGCCTTTCAATAGTATTATCAATTAAATCAGATAACATTTTTATGGACCGGTTATTTGATTCTATGAATGATTCTAACAAATTGGTAGGGAGAATCGTTATTTCATTATTAGCCATGATATATATAGTAGTATTATTTTGTTTAAATTAAAAAGAATATAAATAATGTTTTTTATATAATATTATGTCTCTAATGCAAGAAAAAGATAAATATAATGATAAAGGTCTCACGGGATTGGCCAATCTTGGAAATACGTGTTTTATGAATTCAGCATTACAATGTTTATCACATACATATGAATTTAATGAGTTTTTAGATAAAGAAACATTTAAAAATTTTAAAGCAAGGAATGTAAATGCGTTAGCATTATATGAATGGAATGAATTAAGAAAATTAATGTGGAGTGAAAATTGTATTATTAAACCAATTAAATTTGTTACTAAGATACAAGCGATAGCGAGAAGAAAAGAAAATCATAATTTTGTAGGATGGAATCAAAATGATTTGGAAGAATTTTTAACATTTTTATTTGATTGTTTTCATGATGCAATTAAAAGAGATGTTATTATGACTATATCTGGTGACATAGACAGTGATCAAGATAAAATGGCAGCGGATTGTTATAAAATGATGAAAAATATGTATAAAAAAGAATGGAGTGAAATAATAAAATTATTTTACGGAATACACGTATCTACAGTAACAAATCACAGAAATTATACAAGTCATTCTCCTGAACCAGTAAGTATAATTAAATTATCTATACCAAAAAAGCGTAGCAATTCAATATATGATTGCTTTGATAATTATATTAAGTCAGAAGAAATAGAAGATATAATAACAGATGAAGAAAATGAACTAAGAGAAACGTGTGAAAAGTCGATAAAGTTTTGGGAATTACCAAATATTTTGATATGTTCATTGAAAAGGTTTTATAACAATGGTCGTAAAAACCAAGTATTGGTAACATTTCCATTAAATAATTTAGATTTATCAAAATATGTAGTAGGTTATGATTCAAAACAGCATGTATATGATTTATATGGTATATGTAATCATAGTGGTGGTACAATGGGAGGACATTATACTGCTTATGTAAAGAATGCCAATAATAAATGGTATGAGTTTAATGATACAAGAGTAAATGAAATAACTAATTTATCAAAACTAGTATCTCCATATGCTTATTGTTTATTCTATCGTAAAAAAAAATACAACTAATTATATATATAAGAATGGAAGAACAAAATAAAAAAATGCAAGTAAATGTTTCACCAAACACGGGATTACCTCAATTATTTAGTCCAATAAATGATACGATTTATAAGGTAAATCCAACTATATTGTTTGTCTTATGTTTAATAATAATTTTATATTATACTATTTTTAGTTATTTAGGAGAACCATCGGCTTCGATGGAACCTATGAAAGTTTCAAAAGGATTAAATTCTCTAGAAATTTTACTTTGGGGCTTATTTTTATTTTTAATAATGGTAAATGGATTACAATACTTTTTTAATTTAGATATAAAAGCAAGTATAAAAAATATATTTACAGAAACACCTGAAGTAGATATAACATTAACAAGTCCAAATGAAATAACTGAACAAGAAGATGATTCTGAAGAAAAAAAGAGAACAAAACCACAAGTATTTCATGTAAGTGGTAATGATTATACATATGATGATGCAAAAGCTTTATGTAAAGCATATGATTCAAAATTAGCAAATTATAAACAAATAGAAGAATCGTATCAAAAAGGTGGGGAATGGTGTAGTTACGGTTGGTCAGAAAATCAAATGGCACTATTTCCAACACAACAAGAAACGTGGAATAAATTACAAAAAATAAAAGGACACAAAAATGATTGTGGAAGACCAGGAATAAATGGTGGTTATATTGATAATAAAAATGTACGTTTTGGTGTAAATTGTTTTGGTACAAAACCAGAAGCCAGTGCGGATGAATTAAACTTGTTGAATAGTGCTACAGCAATGCCATTAACAAAAGAAGAAAGATTGTTAGACGCAAAGGTAGCAAAATACAAGAAAAACATAGATCAAATACTAGTTTCTCCTTTTAACTACAATAATTGGAGTCAGGTTTAAATATATATATAAAATGATAATTTATATATATATGAGCACTAACATTGAAAAACATATGTGTAAAATGTTAAAAGTGGAAAGTATAATAAATCACAAACAATTAGATGAAGGAATAAGAAATGGTTGGGAAGAATTAACAAGTACATATAAAAAAACTAATGATACGCATTATACAATTCATGATAATCATTCAAATGAAAGTTTTATAACAAAATTTAGAAACATGGATAAAATGGATGAAGAATTAGTTTTAGGGATTTTAGGAGTTATTAGAAGACATACAGTAAGAAAAATGTTTCAGTGTATATCAACGCAACCTATTAGCGAAAGTAAAGATTTCAGTAAATTTAAACACACTTATAATGCTGCTGGAAGTACAAATTTAACATCAGATTATGATTTATCTATATATGGTCCGTATAGTAATGAAATTATGTGGGAAATGTTTAAAATGTTTTTAGGAGCGTGGGATAAAACAATACCGCATTCTTTTGATACAAATATATACACAGGAGCATCATCATATGTTAATAATAAATCAGGAGAAAGGATCATTATAGAAGATAAAAAAATAAAAGAATTTAAAAATTATGATGGTGAGGAATTATTTTTAATGGTTCCTGAAACAAAAGAAGACTCTGAATGTTTGTTTACTTGGGCTGGTTTAAAATTAATTGAAGCAGGAATAAATCCAGAAGATATAAAAGGAAAAAAATTAAATAATATATTAGTAAAGTCTAAAAAATTAAATGAAGCAATAAAAAAAAATTACTGTAATAATGATAAAAAATATGATGAATTAGAGAAAATATTAAATAATAAAGAATATGATGATATAACTAAAAAAACAATTAAAAATTATTTTTTACAATATATGTTTGGTATACCAACAGAAGAGTATATACATAAACGGGTAGATAAATTAGTAAATCCAATGCCTATACAAGACATTGATTTAAATCAAAATAATTTATTTTATTTACGTGGATTAAATAATTTTTTCTCTTCAGAAGCATACTATACAGACGCAACTGTATATGCTATAGTATTTGAGTTACAATTACACTATCATTTAGAACTAGATTCCAACACATATTTAGCAGCAGCGATAGAAAACTTAGGAGATTTTTTACATCATACAAAAGAAGGATTAAAAGAAAACATGTCAAAAGAAGATGAGAGAAAATTATTGATAAAATATTCAAAATATATTTATCGTATTAATGTTATGTTAAAAAATTTATATAAAAAAAAAGGAGATGAGAAAAAAAGAAAACATTTTAAGAGTATATCAAAAGAAATAAATGAAGAAGTAATACCATTACGTGCTACATATGTAATAAAAAATGAAAGAGGTGAATTTAAAGACATATTTTCAAAGATTTTACAATTTAATGACAATGATAAGTTAAAAGATTACATAGAAAAGATAAAAAATATTTATTTAAAAGATATTAATGATGCTATTGATGATAACAAAAATGAGACATTGGATGAAGGTGGTTATAAAAAAGAATTTATAAAAAA